AGGGTGGAATTGATCAGATTCGAAGGATAGTAGATAGCCTCCCCTTCTCGGTAGTGGGGGCTTCAAAGAGAATCTACCTCTTTGACGAGTGCCATCGGATGTCTAAGGATGCTCAGGACGTCCTACTCAAGCCGCTGGAAGAGCGCAAGATGATTGGGATGTTTTGCACCACGGAACCTGAAAAGGTTCGTGGTGCTATCCGATCTCGATGTGAAGAGTATGGGATTAGAAAGGTTACGCGCGAAGACATCCTAGTTCGGATGAGGCGTATCCTAGAAGCAGAGAAGGTAGAGTTCGATGACGATGGTATCCTAACGGTTATTGACTACGCCGGTGGTCATGTCCGTGACGTGGTGAGTCGTCTTGAGATGATCGCTCAGGTTGGGCCGGTCACTCTGGACAACGTTCGAGAGCACCTCAATCTGTCTGTGATCTCCACTTATTACCACATACTACTCAACTTAACCTCTGACACCAAGAAGGCGCTCCAGCTTGTTGACCAAGCTTGTGAGAGAATGACCGCTGAGGAGGTAGTATCGGGTCTCTCGGAGGCCGCTATGAACTCTTTCCGGTTAGCAAACGGGATGGGAGCGGACTTCTCTTTCACAGATAAGTTACTGGCTGTAGAGGTCTATAAGCTCTACGGTGTTGAGCTGATCAAGATCGCAAGCCACTTCTTGAGGTCCAGGTACGTAACTCAAGTTGGACTGATTTGTGATCTAACTGCACTGGCGTTCTCTGGGGTGAAGGGATCTTTCATCTCAGCTCAGCCTGTGTCGCAAGGTTCAGTCCTACAAGTATCTGCCCCCGTGGCTACTCAAGCTCCGGTGAGTACACTAGCTCCAACACCAAAGCCCGCTGAGACGTCGAGCCCACCACCAGTGGTAGAGGCTCAGCAGTCACCTGAGGAGCCCCCAAGTAGCAAGCAAATGCCTAGTGGCGATATGCCTATCGGTAATTTGGGCTCTGATGATCCTCGGGCAATGACCATCTACGACACACAGGTCATCCCAGAAGCAAACCCTGGTAAGAGAAAGAAACTGAATCTAACGCCTAACGAAACCAGTACAAGCGATAGGGACTTAATTAGTCACGAAGCTTGGCGCCGAGGGTTCGCTGAACTCTGGAGTAGAGGGGGAAATGCCTGAGTGGGTTGTCCTAGAGTTAAGCCCTCAAGGTGAGGATGAGGACCCAGAGGTCCTCAGAAAAGCTGTTGGAAAATCTATCAAGAGCTTGAAGGATGTATTTGTACCAGCCTCAACCATCACACGCGGGCATTCTAGGTCAGTTTACAAGTTAATTGAGAACTACATCTTCGTTAGACGTACACAACCTGACCCCGTATACTTCAAGTTGGAGGGTTCCAAGTATATTACCTCAATCCTGACAGTGTATGATCATCGGATTCGTAGGATATCGGCGGTGCCTGATAGCTCCATCGAACAGATGCGCCTTCAGCTTCACATTGAGACTGAACAAGGGATTGAGGTAGGCGACGAAGTCTTGGTCATGAGTGGGGCCTACAGCGGGATTGTTGGCAAGGTAATTGAGAACATCCCTGAGAATAACTCCGTTCAAGTATTCGTTAAGCTCAGGTCGAAGCAGGCGCTGATCACACTACCTCGGAGCTTTTTGAAGTATGTCTCTAATACCGAAGACCAGCAGTACAACTCCCCGTTCCTAACTAAGTTGTTCAGGATTAAGCAGTGGATTGATCGTGCCAAGGCTCCGAATAAGTATTTGGTTAGTTCCGAAAAACCCTTACAAGCTAAGTATGACAGGTACCTAAGAATCACCTCGTGGCTTGATACTTTTAGAAGAGCCAGGAAGTTACTAGTAGACCCAGTGGCACCTGAGATGTTCACGGGATCCGATAGCGAGCCTCTGCTGAAAAAGTTTCATCAAGTTCAGCAAATGAACTCATTCATATCAAGGTCAGGGTTTTTCTTCTACTTACCTCTGATTCAATTGCCAGAGGTCTCACAACTAGCCAACTCTTCAGCTGCACTAGACCTACTCGACAGCTTCATAGCTAGATACTCACAGATTCACAGTGATTGTGACCAACTTGAGAGGTCACTACCAGATTGGAACCCAGATATGGCTAACAACATCGTGTTCGACGGGCATAATCTAGCTTATAGGGTTGTCAATGCTCTAAGGAACATCCCTGATCAGCTAACCGATAGTGAGGGCAGATCAACTGCACTAGTATTTGGGTTCTTGCGTAGCTTAGCTGCACTCAAGAAGCGTTTTGAGAGAGCTAATATGTATGTTGTATGGGATGGCTCTAAGCAGCGTAGGGTTGACATGTATCCAGACTACAAGGCAGGCAGGCCAGAGCATAGTCAGGGTACACACGATGAGATGTCACGACTTCAGTCTATGCTTCCAATGTTTGGCATCTCACAAGTCCATAATCCAGACGAGGAAACAGACGATATTATCGCTTGTTTACTGAAGAACAAGCTAAAAGGTAAACACAACATAATCATCTCTACAGACCGTGACTTCCTACAGTTGGTTACATACACTGACTTACTTTTAGTACCAAAGCAAGGAAGTCGACCTGAGACCCTTTACGACCCCGATAGAGTTGTGTCAGAGTATGGGGTCCCGCCCCGGTTGATGGTTCACCTCAGAGCACTCTCAGGTGACACATCGGACAATCTGCCCGGGGTCCCAAGAGTACCTCGTAAGATCCTGGCGTCCCTTCTAACAACGCACGGATCGATCGATGGGGTCTACGCTTCAAGCTTAGCCGGGGTCACCAAGACTCAGTACGACAAGATCCGAGGCTTTGAGAAACAAGCCCGATTAAATGTGGAACTTATGGCTCTTAGAACGGACCTAGACTACCAGATTACGGAGGCAGCTCCGAACTTTGATAGCGCTTTCGACGCTCTAAAGCAGTGTTCCATTCAACCTGAGATCTTGATTTCAACCTTCTTCCAGACCCCTGTTGGGGCTGGGTTCACCAAGAATAGCTGAGGTATTATGGGTAGCGCTGGCTTTACGATCTCGGTTGACCCTGCAGAGTTGGCAAACCGTTTTGCATCGCCAGAGCCGCTATTCGACGAACCAATTGAGGAAGTGGATGAGGAGCAGGTTGTCTCTATCCTATCCTCGTTGCACTTCGAAACGCAGGTCAAACCTCTCCTCGACAGGATACCAGACAGGGAAGCTGACCTGATTGAGTTGTACTACATACAGAAGAAACGTCAGGCAGACATAGCCGAGATCTTCGATGTAACTCAGGCGGCAATCAGCTATCGATTGGATCGGGGCCTTCAAAGGATCAAGTTCTTGCTATCAATACCTCAGATCACCGAGAGCGAGATGCGGTATAACCTACCATTTGTACCTCTCAAGCCAATTGATGTTGATATATTGGTTGGCATGTGGAAGACCACTTGCCAGAGTGAAGTAGCAATGCAGCTAGAGCTTACTCAGGGTCGAGTGAGACATCGTTTCTTTGGGGCGGTGAAGCTACTTGAGCGAAAGGCCACTGAGGACACAACATTTGAGCCTCTATTCAAGGTGTTCTCATCCATTGCTAGTAAGAACTTCAACATACTTAGAGCAGTGAAACTCCCTCAATGGGAAAATCGTGGCGGCGACGAGTTGTCCGGGTTGTGACTCGATTGAGCATTTACTTGTACGCTTGGCAGTTTAGAGGACTGCCTTGCCACCTGTACAGAACCTCCGATTCCAAGACTACCAGTTCGAGTATGCGGTACCAGCCGGTAAGTGGTATTGGACAACTCGAGTTGATGTATCTCAGTCAGTCCCCGCCTATCAGGTTAGGGACATCAAGTCTCCCTATGGGTTGCTAAGGGATTCAATCCCAATCCTAGGTGAGGTCATCCAAGCGATGGCAGATAGCATCGTTGAGTTGAAGTCCAACTTCGCTCCGAGCATCCTCATCGGACCCCCCGCGTCGCTCGTGTTCGAGGTTGACGAAGGTCGAGGCTACTCTGATCCTCAGTCGGCTCTCATTACCAACCAAGGAGTGTTCGGTTCAATCCTAGGTGCTAGCCTTACAGTATCAGCACCATTCGTTCGAGTGAGCCCCTCCATGGTTGGTGGGTTGGCTATCAACGAGAGTGGTAGCTTCACGGTTGAAGTAGATTCAACTGGGTTATTGGCCGCCAATAGTCCGTACCCAGAGTCAATCATAGTTCAAGACCCAACGGCTACCAACAACCCGCAGACGGTCCCTGTGCTAATCAACGTTCGCCCTAGAGCGCTGATAACCTCGAGCGACACCGTAGTCATCTTCAATGTAGTTCGTCCCCTCAACGGTCAGTATCCGCTGGTCCCGCAGCAGACTTTCAGTATTGGGAACATGGGACCCCCAGGCTCAGTTCTTGAATATGACATTCGGGCTATCACCGGCCTATGCGGGAACTGGTTGCGGAGTTGGCTACCCTCTGAGGGGACACTTCAGGCCACCGAAGGTGAGTTGATCACGGTTACAGTCCAACCACCTACTGGGATGTTGCAGGGGACTTACTCAGAAAAGCTGCGCATTATTGGTTATAGCTCCAACAACTACATAGACGTTGAGATTCGTCTTGTAATTACGTGAGGGTAGAATGGCAGACCAAGATTTTGACTTGAGCAGGTTTGAGGTACAACCCTCCACGGGGCTGGATGCCTTCTTGGCGAGGAACGCCAATATGGTGACTCCCCTTCGACAGAAGGTAGCTTCAATCAAAGATCTTAGCTCATTTGTTCGTCTATCTGCTGATGAATTGGTCCACAAGTCCACACGGGACCTGTGGACGATTCGTAGGCAGGGCGACGGCGGCATGTTCGTCGAGAGGACCTTTGACGACAACGGTGCGCCTCTTAAGGCCTAATCGGAGGAACCTTGGACAACCGTGAAAAGGTCAGGGTACTAATTGCTAGGGAAGAGGGCTTGCCCTTACCACCACCAGCTCAAAAACCAGATGGTTTGGAGGGTGACAGTGGCATTGGCGTTGGTAAGCGTGCAATTCCTCAAGGGCATCAGTTTGATCCTAATGCCCTGAAGCCTCTAGCTCGAACTCTGTTCGCAGCTTCGGTTGCTCTTGGACACTCCCTAACAGCTTATCGAGAGTTTGCACGCATCAAGTCCGCGAGTATCTCCCCTGATGGCATGCTTGGAGGCAAAGGGTATGTTCTAAAGGTCAAAGAAGTCAGATCCCAGCTGCAGCAAGCCTGTGAACTACTGTCTTCAATCACGGATACCTTGCATGATGAGGTACACGCCCCTCATTGGCAACCCGATGTCACCATACTCGATGAGACCGAGGCTAATGAAATTGAAGGTTTAATTGAAGAGTCTGATGATGTACTTCAAGACCCCGAGCAGTATGGGGGTAAAGAAGTTGATGAGGCCGAAAAGGCTCCGAAGACTAAGAAGCTAACTGACCGCATCAAGGATGAGGAGAACAAGGAGTCCGGTGCTTCTAGGGTCCCAGGTGGTGGTGCTCAGGAGACGAGCGAACCTACCCCTGCTGGTGATGTCTTCAAGGTCAAGCAGGCAAGGGATTGGAAGGCCCCCTTCATCCAGAGAGTAGCCAACTCCTCGCTACCAGTCAACACTCTTCCAGGTCCTCGTGTCGATCACCTCGAACGAGGTGAGCAGACAGGATCAGAGGGATCCTATAACAAGGACGAACCTACTGTAAATGACGAGTGGGGAAAGTCTGAGGGTGTGGGAGACGAGTATATTTACACTACTCCTTGGGAGAATGACACTAGTCGATCTGCTGGTGCAGTTATTATCTGGGGTAAATCAAACCTACCCTCTGATGATGATACCCATGGTGAGGCTAATGACTTTGGTCTAGGGTACGGAGCAAAGGGTCAAGGGTCCGAGGGCTACGGTACAACTAGTCCGGATGGGCGCGGAGTCTACGGTCCTCAGAGTGGGTTACCCAATGACCCAGGCGGGCTCACGCATGACCCTGAGGGAGGTGCAACCCCCTTTGATGACAAGTTGTCCCCGAATAATGTATGGGCCGCGATAGCTGAGTCAGAACTCCCTTTTGATGGCCCAGATCCCGTCGCTCGAAGTGACTACTTTGAGGGCGATAAGGGTAATCAATTCAACGTTCAACATCACGGTACCTCAGGGCTACCGGAGATGAACATCCACTCTCCAGAAGCTCCTCTAACTCCTCGACCATCGCATAATCTAGAGCACATGTTCGCCGAGTCTCAGATGCCAGGTGATGGTGGAGTCAACTACGATCACTACAGGGACACCACCCCTAACGTGGGTGAGAATACAGAACAACAAGATGTCCCCTACATCAAATGGAAGTCGGATGCTCACGACTACCGTAACGACCAACAAGACCTGTACCGAGAAGACTACCACTGAAGGATATTGAAATGGCTGATTTGGGTGACATCTCTGGTTTTCTCAAGGAAGGCGCAGTCAACAATCTTGATTGGCTTGACGTTAATGATAAAGACTATCGGGAGCTCTCGGACCTTCCGAAGCAAAACCTGGACTTCGCTCCGGACTTGGAGGCTGCTTGGAGTCACACAGGTCAGGCTCCGTCCACTTACTTGGTCCCTAACAAAGACGTTCATCGAACCATGGGCGACTTGAGTGAGGCTCATGGCAAGTTGGCCTCCATGGAGACCTTGGCTCAGGTCGAAAAGGTTGCTCGGTTGGCAATCATGCAATCTACTGATCCGGCCAAGATTAGTAGCACCCTGAAGACTAGGTTCGATCCTTGGACTCTTCAGGCTGCAAAAACCGTATTGGCTACTACTCTTCAGGAGCGTGGGCTCCTTGGGCGATACTATATTGACGCCAAGGACTTCCCTAGTTGCTCAAGAAAAGCTAGTCGTAGTGAGGTTGAGTTCGTCAAGAGGAATGCTGGGACAGCCAAGTTCATTCAAGCCAAGGATCAATGCCTCGATTGCATCCATAACGCCAAGTCAACTTGCTCAGTATTTCATAAGGAGTTAGTCCTTGAGGTACCGTACTCCTCTGAGTTGGCTGGTGCAGTAGAGCGAAGTCAGTGTGCTTGTGGTAAGCAAGCAGTGCAGGCTTCGATTCAGGATCCTCGCGAGAGGATCAAGTCAGCGTACCTCGCTGGTGATGTCCGGGTAACAGGGACTGTTGCGACTCCAAAGCCCATCGCGAATCCGGTTCACCAACTCAAGGCTACAGTCGAGCCACCGAAGGTCCATCTTCCAGTCCTTGCAACACAGGCTCAACAGAACCTTGCAGAGCAACTCGCTTGGGCTCCTCCAGTTGAGGGCAAGGTTGCCTCCAGCTCAAAGAATGCTTCTTCGAAGAAGTCATTCGACATTTGTGCATTCTTGAGGCGTGAGATGCTCAAGGGTCGTAGTGAGGCGGAGTTGCTTCAAGCTCTGAAGCTCTCGTTCTCCTTGGATGACCTACGCGCCACTCGTAGCGCTTGGGAGCCAATCTACAAGGAAGCTGGGTTGTATGGTACCGTGTACTCAACTCAGGAATCCTTCGATAGTTGCCACGAAGGTGCCGACTTCATTGCGAAGCACAACCATCAGATCAAGGGCATTGTCTCTAGTCAAAAGTGTGCAACTTGCATCTATAGCAAGTTGAGCCGGTGTTTGGTCTACGGGAAGCCTCTTGTAGCTAAGGCTGAAGACCTCTATACGGAGGATACTGTCAAGCAGGCTCTATGGGATAACAAGCAGGCAGGGCGCCTCGGGACAGGTTCAGAGTCTCATCAGTGGGGTGCGACACCAGTTGACTCCCTTAAGGCAATCTACCGAACAGCATCTGTCTCGAATCCCCAAGCTCACATTCCGATGCGTGCCTACGTGGAACAAGCATTCCGTGGGAACATCAATGAGTACACCACATCAGGCTTAACCAAGCGTGAAGTGGTCAAGACTGCCTCCAAGTTCTTGAATGAAGGCCTTTACGGACACCAGTTATTCAATGCTTTAAGGACTCGATTCGACTCACGAGACATCTTGGCGTCGTCGAATGAGCTCAAGGTGGCCATGGGTGAGCAAGGGCTCCAAGGCATCTACTACATCGATCCAACTATCTACAATGATTACGCCAAGGGTTGTGCTGAAGGGTCGCGGCTTCATCGCGCCCGTCAGGTACCCTACGTGAAGCTCGGGTCGAAGTGCACCACTTGCGTTCAGCAAGCTCACCCTGGGTTCTGTTCGAAGTATGCCAAGCACCTTGTGATTGATCCACCATATGCCGACAAGGCAGCTCAGCAGAGGGAGATCCTAGCTTCTGGTTCAGCTACCGAGATTGATCTGGGGAGCCTCATGATCCACAACCCATCTTCAGTTGCTGACCTGGTTCAGATGAAGTCTGGGTTGGAGATTGACATAAACCCAGTTCCGACGAAGTCTGCAACGATTTCAGTCGAGCTAGGTGGAGCAACTATCGACCTATGACCCCTCAAGACCGGATCTCCTTTGATACCTTGGCCCTGAGGGTTGCTGCTCGTTTCATGCAAGCTGAACAGCAACCTGGACAGCGCAAGAACGTCCATGAAATGGTTAGTCCTGTTAATAAACCACGGGGAATAGACCGCGGTATTGTCAGAGACCATGGTCAACTCATGGAGGAGGGCATCGATGAGACTGTCTCGCCCAATCGTCGTGACATCCGCCCAGAGGATGCATTTGCAGGGACCCCTAACCAGATGAGCGTCCTCAATCTGGCTGAAACAGGTAGAGACCTCTCGAAGGTCCTCAGAACTCAGATCAAAAAAGACAAGGGCTACAATGTTGTTCGCAACCTATCCCAGTACCTCATTAGGACTGACGGTGGCGGCGGAGCAGACCCTGTTAGATGACTAGGGTACTTTTATGCCAGATGAAGAACTCAATCCAAATGTAGAGGATCCTTCGCATGAGGAGATTTTAGAGGCTGCTACTTCAATCCTTCCTTTGCATGATATAGGTCCATTTGAAGGTGAGACCGGTATCGTCAAGAGAGGTCCTGGGAGGCCTCGTAAGATTGAGAGGCGTCCAGGTCGATCAGACTTGGAGTATCACGCCTTGATGGCTGCCGAGAGGCAGAAGTTCATTGATACTGATCCCCTCGTTAGCCTTATCGAAGGTAATCCTAGCGACACCTTGGCTCTGCTACATCGAATCAAGCTTGACGTAGCACGTGAGGCGGCAACTCTTCACTTCCAACGAATTGAATCGGAGAAGTACGGTAAGGACACCTCTGCAATCTCTATCAAGAGAGTCAAGGCTCTGGAAGAGATCGCCAAGATTGAACTCAAGCTACGTCAGGTCGATCAAGATTCCATTAACCTCCATAGCGAGAAGATGCAGAAGATCTTCTCTATCTGGGTTGAAAAGATGCGTGAGGTAGCCCTGGAACTCCTATCACCAGAGCTATTCGACATGTTTTTCAATCGGTTCGCTACAGAGATGAATAACTGGGAAGACGAAGCTCAGAATAACTTGAGGTAATCGTGGCTAGCAAGGATAAGGAGACCAAGTCTCTAGGTATTGCTCACCTGATTCGGAGTGCTGGGCATCAAGGTAAGAGCATACTAGAGAATGCTCAGCAAGAGGCATCCATGAATGGTGCCCTTAGCGAGACTGCTCACGATGGTCGTAATGTAAAGATCTTCAACGTCTTGCAGTATGCTGAGTCCTCTTGGGGCCTCGGGATGAAGCTGTATCCGGTACAGCGGTTCATCGTCAAGATGTACTACCACATCCCGTTGGATGACAAAGAAAAGACTATTGTCATCTACGACATGTTCAAGACGAAGGTACTCTACCGCTTCACAGAGCTAGAGTACCTCAAGTACCTGTTCAGTGAGGGTCGCTGCAACATTGGTGAGCAGGATCACATTCGAAGGCAGTTGATCCTAGCCATCGGGCGCCGGTCGGGCAAGACAACCCTCTCAGCTGTTTTTGCCAGCTATGAGTTGTATCGGTTGATCTCCCTAGGTAACCCTCAGGAGTACTACGGGCTCCCAAACGGAAACAGGATCCAGATCATATCGGTTGCTACTGACAAGGATCAGGCGGGACTCCTATTCAGTGATGTGACCTCGCACATGTCAAAGTGTGAGTTCTTTCAGCCTTACATTGCCAACAACACCCTCAGCTACGTCCAGTTTAGAACCCCGTATGATATCGAGAGGTTCGGTCCTACTGTCAGGCACGAAAACGGAAAGTTCACCTCCTTTAATGGTAAGGCCAGTCTCAGAGTCACCTTCAAGGCGTCTGTGTCCAAGGGCCTCCGTGGCTCGGGTAACATCGTCATCATCCTCGATGAGCTGGCTCACTTTCAAGACAAGGGCGTTAGCTCTGCCAAGGACATCTACGACGCTATCACCCCGTCAGCCTTGGCGTTCTCACACAAGAACCCAGAGACTAACGAGCCCATAGGTCCGGTAGAGAGTCGAATCATATCGATCTCGTCTCCTTTGAACCGAGCCGGTAAGTTCTACGAACTCTTCCACTTCGCTATGTCCAAGGCTGAGGGGTCAGAGAACCTGTTGGCGATTCAGGCCCCAACTTGGGAAGTCTTTCGAGATTGTGATCCAACCTTTCTTCGAGAGAAGTTTCATGAGGACCCTGCTGTTTTCATGACAGAGTATGGAGCTCAATTCTCAGACCGTGTTCGTGGTTGGGTTGAGCGCGAGGAAGACTTGTTGGCGTGTATCAAGCCCGAGCGCAAGCCTATCTTCTCTGGTCGTCCTCGGAGCCCTCATCAGATGGGGATCGACGTTGGACTCATCGGTGACGGTACAGCAGTCTTCATCACTCATGCCGATGGTGATAGGGTAGTTCAAGACTACCATGAGGTTTGGTATGCTGGAATACCCTGGAATGAAAGCAATCCACACCTTACCTCACCTCTGATTGATTACGCCAAGATCCTCGAAACTGTGGATCGGTTGGACTTTGACTCAATCGCGGATTGGATATTCGCCCTTTGCAAGAAGTTCTACATTACGGATGGCTTGTTTGACCGTTGGAATGGGTTGCCACTGGAGCAGTCCCTCCACAAGAGGGGTTTGAAGCAGTTCCGCAGTGAGTTCTTCACTCAAGATGAGAAGAGTCGTATGTTTCAGGCGGTCAAACTTTTGATGTTTGATCATAAGTTGGACCTTTACGACTACCCGCTCCCTACGTCGACTGAAGGTGGTAAGCACTCACCTTTCATCAATGAGGTTCTTGGGCTCCAAGCAACTCAACGAGCAAAGAATCAGATCCTTGTTGAGGCCCCAAAAGTCAAAGGGCTCCATGATGACGTGTCCGATGCCTTCGTTCGAGCGGCATGGTTGTCTCTATCTAGGATCACTAACATTAAGCTAGTATCCAAGCATAGTCTTGATAATGACCGACGTCCCCTTCAACGGGAGACCACACCTCAGAACTACAGGATGGCGCGCATGCGAAAGCATGGCGTTATCATGGATCGAATGATCACCAGATCTATGGCTAGGAGGGTACCGTGAGGCATCCCATTCTCGATGAGACTTCGCTCCGTGTTGCAGCTCGCTATCAGGAAAAGAAGAAGCTAGACAGTGGGAACACGGTCTACATCTACAGCCCTCAGCAGGTATCACGGAGGAATAATGAGAAGGCTGATCGAATCGAGAAGTTCAAGTCCTCTCTGGGGAAGCTGCGCAGTAAGGTTGAGAAGGACCTAAAGTCCAAGGATACCAAAACCAAGTTGACCGCACTTGTAGTGGCTCTGATCGACCACACCTACGAGAGGGTTGGTAACGACGACTCCGCTGAAGAGCGTGGGCACTTCGGAGTTACTGGATGGCAGAAACAACATGTATCCTTGGGTAAGGGGAAGGCCGTCATCAAGTACACTGGTAAGTCTGGTGTGAAGCACGAGAAGGTTGTTGATGACTCCAAGATCTTGCCCGCGCTCAAGGCAGCCTACGACTCCGTCGAGAAGGATACTGGAGGGCTCTTTGAAGGTGTTGGATCAAAGGAAGTCAACGAGTACTTGAGTTCCTTCAATATCACAGCGAAAGACATTCGAGGTCTTCACGCTAATCGTGAAATGCAAGAGAGACTACGGGCTCTTAGATCCAAAGGTCCAAAACTCCCCAGTGATAGGAAGAGGAAGGACGAGATCCTCAAAAAGGAGTTCAAGAAGGCCCTTGAAGGGGCTGCTGAGGCTGTAGGGCATGAGGCTTCGACCTTGCGTAGTCAGTACTTGGTTCCCGCTCTCGAAGACGCATACATGAAGGATGGTACGGTAATAGAGAAGTTCAACGAGAAGGCTGCAGGTCTTGACCCAGAAACTAACCCACCTCTGATCTTCTCTCACCGAATCATTCGTCAACTAGTGGATCACCTCTTAGGCGAGGACTTCATTACTGAGGATATTGATTTTGAGTCGATCCGTTTGGTGTTTAGGCAGAAGGGTGGTTCTTGGGAAGGCTTCATGAATGGCGATATGAAAAACAACAAGCTGCTTGAGGACATCGTGTCCGCTTGGGCTCAGTTACCTAATCGCAAGAAGAAGCAGGAGACCATCTAATGCCTGAGCAGCTCGTCAGCAACGAGCCCATTCGGGACCGGGATTGTATCATCCTTGTTAAGGGTGATGCCTATCCTGTGACGGTTGATAGCGTCCTAGCTACCCAAGGGTGGAAGGGCGGTCAGGCTGTGCAGTGGGTAGCGTCGACCCTCGATGAGTTCGTAGTAACTCAGTCTAATGGTTATTATGCTGGTTTCATGCTCTGGGGTTCAAATGAGTCCTCAGATCAATTTACAGCTATGACTGAGAATCAGCCCTACTACAGGTTTGGGACTGTAGGGGCTGGCGGCTGGCATATTCTAACCACCTCCTTCGAGCAGTATACTTACGCCTCGCGTCAGAGTGGGCCTTTAGTACCTATCGTATACCATGCTAGCGATCGTCTTCTGTTCTCCTTGAGGGGTTACTGGACCAAGGAAGACGAGTGGACCCTCTCGCTCGACCCGCGCCGCCCCAACACTTATTTTATTGGGTTCGTAACTCAAGCCCCTACAGCTCTGACTAATTACTACATGGGGATTCAGGTGTCAATTTGACCTTCATCCAAGAATTCCCAAGGACTCGTGATTGCTACGTCTTGTTCAAGGGCGATTCCTATACTGTCTCCGTGTCTCAGAACATGGCTACTCAGGGCTGGGTTGGTGGGCAGGGAGTCAAGTGGGTTGATTCAGACCAAGACGAGTTCATTGTAACCTTCTCTGATGGTATCTACGGTGGCTTCATGCTCTGGGGATCCAACGAGTCCTCAGATCAGTTCACTTCGATGACAGGGGCTCAACCCCTTTACGGGTACGGGACGTTCTGCGCCGGTGGTTGGGTCATAGCAACCATCGCCTTCGAGCAGTATACCTACGCCTCGCGTCAGAGCGGGCCTCTGGTACCTATCATCTACACGGTAGGGCAAAGGGTATTGTTCTCACGTCGAGGGTACTGGACCAATGAGGATGAGTGGAGTCAGGCTCCGCTCGACCCGCGCCGCCCCAACACCTACTTCATAGGAAACGTGGTTCAAGCCCCAGCTCCTGAGAACAGTAACTACATCGTAATCCAGACTTCAATTTGAGACCCCATGCCCGAGATCATCCGCTCTAGAGATTGCGTTGTGTTCTTCAAGGGGGACACTCAACCTGTTATTGTATCTCCGGACATGCTCAGTCTTGGGTGGTCTGGAGGGCAAGGAGTTCAATGGGTGGACTCCACTACTGATGAGAGAATGGTGACATTCTCAAGTGGTCTATACGGTGGTTTCCTGATTTGGGGTTCTGATGAGTCGGCAGATCAATTTACTGCAATGACTCAGCAACAGTTGGTCTATCAGTATGCCATTATGTTGTCTGGTGGGTGCCTGATGGCTACCACTAGCTACGAACGCTATACATATTCCTCTAGATTACTAGGCGGACCCTACGTTCCTCTGGTCTACCAGGCCAACGATATACTTTACTTATCAAAAAGAGGTTTGTGGACCAAGGAGGATGAACTCACCATCTCCGGTGACCTATTGGCACCAGCATTCTTCACCGGGTTCGTCGCCCAAGTTCCTAAATCAGTGAACAACAACTTCCTTGGTATCCAAACGTCAATGTGATGGCTGACAACGAACTAAAACCCAAGCCGCAAGAGGTCTATCGGTTCAGGAAGTCCCTGGATCAGATGAATATTAACGAGCTATGTGAAGAAGCAGTTCGAGTTCGTGACTTGATAGTGGATCACTCTGGAAAGTTGAACGAGATCTACGCAACTTTGTACTCCAAGGCTCGGCACGTGGCTGATGAGGCGTCCTATTCATACATCTCAATTGCCAACTCTGGAAAACGCTTCTCAGGGATGGTCTTTCAAGCTGCTCGTCGAACTGCAGGCCTTGAAAATAGAATTCTTACAGTAGTTGCTCGCGATACAGAAGACCGGAACCGACAGAAGCAAGTCGAGGCTCAACGTTTGTCTAAGATTGAGGCTGACAAGCAGAAGAAGGCATCGGCGCCTAGGGACCCGTTGGAAGCCCTTTATGGGATACCTCCAATGACCACTGAAGAAGTCGACCTAGTTAGTCAGGGCCTATCGGAGACAACAGCTTCAGACATCGATGATTTGTATGGCGAGGAGTCACCCTAATGGCGGCTAGATTTACTAACGTCCCTACGAGTGGGTTCTCCACTCCGTGGACCTCTACGAGCAGACAGTATGCTCCTTATGCTGCGAAGGGTAAGTTTACCAACTTGACCGAGAAAGAGCGACTCGCGCGGCGGATCCGTACCTCTAATATGAGTGGTGCGGGGAACTATGGGGGCCCTGTACCAACTGGCGCTGGTACTAATACCTCTCTTTCAGGCAACAGTTCGTTCTTCTCACCTCAGTTATCAACAGACTTTCTCGAGTTACCTCAGTCTCTTCGTGAGAAGAGGGAGATATATCGCCACTTCTACAATGCTGACCCTCTTGTTGGTCAAGCTATCGACATCCATACCGAACTTCCACTCTCTAAGGTCAGGCTGGCTACTCCCAGGCCCCTGCATTGCCCCGAGGGCTTCAAGAGTGCTGACAATTACGGAAAGTACATCCTAGATTTCTTCGAGCGTATGTGTGACAAGGTTGATCTCTTCAAGAGGTTGATCACAGCTGTCCATCACTATTGGCTGGATGGAAACGTGTTCCTGTTCGCCGAGGATGGATCTGTTGACATTCCAGTCGATGTTGGGAATCGAGTTGAGCGCCGCCCGCAAGCTATCCTTAATGAGGATGGTACTGGTACGGAGACTGAAGAAGAGTCAGTCGAGCCCTATGATGATCATGAGGAGCGTGACCTGGCTTACTACCAGAAGCACTATAAGGGGTGGACCAAGCTGGTCATACTCCCCATCGACCAGGTCAAGCTCACGACCTTCTCTTTCACCGACAAGACAAGAATCGAACTGATCCCTAGTGACCGAGACAAGGTTCTCTTCACTCAGGCTAAGGCAGGTGATGAGCGTGCCCAAGAGATGGTCGAGGAGATCCCGGCTGAGGTTCGAGAGTACATTGAGTCTGGAAAACTGATCCCCTTGGGTACGGACCCCGACGAAGGTTCATTCTGCTACCACTTGGCAGGTCGAAGGGGTGCAGGGGAAGACCTAGGAGCCAGCATTCTAGATCGATGTCTCCGGACCCTCTACTATAGAGAGAAGCTTCGCCAAGCTCAGACCCTCATCGCCACCCGCGCGATGACCCCCAAGCGCCTCATCTGGGGTGAGGGGTTATCCGAGTTGGATGTGGAAGACTTGCGTGAGCAGGTCGATCTTGCCTTGGTCGATCCTGACTACAGCATCATTACGAACTACGAGGTTCATTGGGAAGACATCGGAGCCCGGGACCGTCTGTTGGACCTCTCGACGGAATACGAGATCACGGACAAGCAGCTGTTCGCTGGCCTTGGGGTGACTGAGTCCCTACTCAACGGTGAATCTACATTCTCTGGTGATCGTGTTAAACTAGAGGTTCTCAACACTAGGTATCTGTTATTCCGTGAAATGATTCAGGAATACGTTGAGAAGTACTTGTTCAAACCAGTGGCTCGTAGGAAGGGTTTCATTGAGGAGGATGAGTGGGGGAACGAAGTTGTCCTCTACCCGCGCCTCAGCTTCACTCGGTTGGCCCTACGAGACTCGCAAGACACTTTCGACGCCTTGTTCAACCTCTATCAAAAGGGCAGTCTCAGCATCGACGTTATTCTTGAGATGTTCAACATTGATCCGTTGGACACCAAGGAGAAGCTTGAACGTGACATGTTCACTATCAATGACGCTACATTCAACGAGGTACTACGAGGTATCTACGGTGAGGTTGGCAGGAAGTTGGTAGAGGAGACTGACGTTGCTCAGAAGATTGCTGAGTACCTCAAGTTGAAGAAGAACGAAGCTCCTCCTCCTGAATCAGAGTCCAGGTTCGGATAATCCAATAGTCCTTTTGGGTCCAGGCTAGATAGGAAGTCTGACTTCACAGGCTATGGAAGTAACTAGTACCAAGAACCTTAATGATCGCGAGGAGGAAGAGGCAGAGCGTCTCGTCCACCCGATGCCTAAGGTCAAGCCCCCTCGTCATGACCGACGTCGTGAAGAGGTTGAGGCGGAGCAGGATCCTGATTTGAGTAAGAAGGACAAGGACCTCTCTGAGAATCGAAGGGAAATTGGCGGATCTGTGAAGGACATTCGGAGGTTGGTTCAGCTAGCTGTTAGGGCTCAGGAAACCACCCCCTATTCTTCTTATCCCTTAGTCAAAGCACAGGTGGATGCACCCATGCTGGCAAACGACTCTGACTCACAACCTTCAAGGACCTCGATGTATAACGGTATTGATCCATATCCAGCAGGTCACGAAGGATTCGCACCCTATGTGGGGTGGGAACAAGGTGCAGTTCGAGATCTGACCTCTAAAGACTACGATCTACTTCTCTCGTCAGCGAGAGAGTGGCTGACTCAATCAGTTTTGTCGAAGGCGATTGACGGTATGGTTCCAGATGCTCGATTCAGAGCAGCCCTGGACCTCGCTATCAGGTCCGCCGGAGATGGTCGGTACAGTGCTGTAGTGGATGCAAACCTCTACAATCTGCTTTTAGCTAAGTTGGCAGGGGAATCTCAAACCAAACCCCTACTAACGGTACGTGAGTCCTCAACAACCCCAGAGGGAAATAACATGACTGCCAAGTTTGCTCAGGAAGAAGCCAGCAAAGTTCTTAGCCGGCTAGACCGCATTGCCCAGGTTGTTCAAGACAACCACGAGAAGTGGGGCATGAACTTCGAAGCTGCTCGCGCTGTTGTCAATGAAATTGACAAGGTAGCGGACGAGGTCGAGAAGCTAGCCTATGGCGAGGAACACATGTTCAAACGCCAGGTTCACGTTCTCCGAGAAGCCAAGGTCCTGCAGAAGGATACGGACGAAGGGTACATGAATACCTTCGATGCTCCGATGGCTCCCATTCAGACCGATGCCGATGAGAACGAGTACATGAGCTTGTTCAAGGATGACCAATCTCAGGCAGTTGAAACTGGCAAGTCAACCTCAGGTCGCCCCCTCGCTCCGTAAATTCACACAAGCAGGGCCACAATGGCTATTGATTATTGGAAGCTAACACAGGAGTTCACTCAGGGTGACGTGGTCCAAAAGATCGACGTCATCGATGGGGATCTCTCACCCTACGTGGGTACGGTAACTGCCGTCCACAAAGGTCTTGGCGTACTTGATGTTCAATGGCCATTCGGTAACGAGCGTGTGTTTCCGGATGATGTGGTGCGGGTGAACCCAAAGTTCATCAAGTACTTGCCACCACAGTTTGATCAGAGCTACATGACTGTAGAAATCGAGAGGGCTCGGAAGGAAGCTTCCTCAAATTCCCTCTGGAGTAAGCAGTTCCAGCCCTCGGTTTATGTAGAGCTGGCAAGGCATTGGCATAAGGGCGCGAGTGAGGTCATCGCCTATGACGACCTCTATCGCGCTCTTTACCCAAACGTGAATGACGAGGCCCTCAGAGCTGAGGTAGCTAAGTTCTATCTGTTTGCGCACAATGCTGGTGAGCTTCGGATCCAAGATCACCTTCAAAAGACTGCTGCTTACTGGGTAGCCCAGAATAGGCAGTATCGAGCTACCAACCAGGATGTCAAAGCGGGTCGTCCCGCTTGTCCCAAATGCTCGAACAGGATGAGGCGCTCTACCTATAGGATGCAAGAGGGCGCACGCCATAAGGTCTTTGCTTGTCCCAAGTGCTTAACCATCATTGACCCAGTCTCAGTGCTGGGTCCCACTGGTGAACCTCATCAATGGTTTGGAGTAGGGGCCACCTAATGGGTTTCTCCAAGTACGCCAAAGCTACATTCACGAACCCTGTCATCACTCAAGCTGGGTGGGACGATGTTCGTTCAAAAGCTTTGCTACCCGCCCCCACCTTCGAGGTACGAAGGGCATCTCAGGTTGTACTCCAGCAGTATGACCCAGCCCAGTATCTCCTCAGCCACTGTACGATCATTGCCTCGGTGGATACTGAGAAGCCTGGGATGCCCACGGGCATCCAGATGTTCGATGGTCTCCAGATCGATAGACAGTTCCCGGACTTCTATGTGTCTGCAGGTACCACGAAGTATGTCAACAACAACCAGGATTGTTGGGAGCGCAATCTCCTCCTCGCGTCCTTCCGTACCTTCATAGGTGGCGAGAACTACGTTGAGCACATCCAGATCCCAGAGCTGTCCAAGGGCAAGATCATTGATGCAGCTGCTCGGGACATAGGGGAGTCGGTCTACGTCGACATCCTTATAGCTACCGACCGCAAGCACAAGTCTCTCATTGAAGCTATCACGAGTGGTCAACTCAGTACCTTGAGTATGGGTTGCCATGTGGGCTTCACCATCTGTACTAAATGTGGCAACGTAGCCGAAGACGAAACTCAACTCTGTCGTCACATCAAGTATGAGAAGGGTAACTGGTTCCTCGATGGTAAGGGTCAGCGTCGCAAGATAGCTGAGCTCTGCGGACATATCACGAAGGAGCCAGGGTCTGTCAAGTTTATAGAGGGCTCATGGGTAGCACACCCAGCCTTCTCCGGAGCGGTACTGAGGTCCATCCTCGACCCGAAGACAGCGGAGTTGGCTGAGGCCCGTCGCAAGATTCAAGTAGCGTATACGCGACCCACAGAGGTTTTTGACCCTAACATTATGCAGAAGGCTGCTCGTCTCGCCCCCATTGGGGTTGGAGCTGTAGCGAAGCCTGCTGACTACCTAGCATACTTGCATGATGGGCCCTCACTAGGATCCCTCCATGTACCGCCTCCGTTCTCTGGTACTGCTAGGGCTGCTGAAGCCCATAAAGCTCGTCTGCAGCAGATTATGGATGCTCCTCGGGCTCGGATCAATTCTGCTGAGCAGGATTTTCCTGGTCAATCTGAAATGGGGGGCTCTTCCAAGTCCCCCCCAGATACTGAGGATTCAACTCGTCCTTTTAAGAAAGTCATCAATGATCTGTACGACTCTCTAGTTGGAGAGGTCACGAACAAGGTCAAGAAAGACATCTCCGACTCTAACAAGGATGAGGAGAGTAAGTTGGACGAGAATAGGTCCAATGAATCTCTTATTAGGTCAGCTCTACGTTACGCCAAGTGGCGTGAGCGATCTAAGATGGTACTAGCCAACGTTAAAGACTCATCCAAAGCTAGAAGTGTCCTAGCAGGGTTGATCCTGCATGACATGGGTGGGTGGGAAGCTGTAGGCAAGGCTAACAGATTTTCAGGACGAGAAATACTCGTCATGAATCGCCTTCTTGAGAGGTCTGAAAAGAAATCCTCAATGGCAGGTGATGCTCGAATTTATAGGACCGTGATCGCTCTAGGCGGGACGGCCTCATATCCAAATGTAGATAGTTACCTTACGGCTTGTCGTGAGGTACTGGGCCGAACCCTCACTAACTCTGAGAAGGTTCAATTGGTCACCAAAGGTAAATTGTTCTCTCTCGGATTTCGATGAAGTTCTTATACGGCTTCTCGAACTAAGGAAAGGATCTCCTCCATGCCTCGTGAGCGCTCAACTTGGAACGTACATACCATCGCCAAGAGGGCTGGTTTGAAAGTCGCCGACCCCTATCTGATGAATCAGGACCACGTCAATCAGCAACCGGCAGCCGATGCCTATGTCACCGGCGGACCTTCGGAGTTTGCTGAGGACATTCATCCAGCTGCTGGAACTTGGGAAGCCGAGTACTCTGGTGGCCAGGTGAAGCGTAACGAAATCGGCATGCCTGAGATGAGGTCCGATACTTTCAACCATCCCGAAAGAACGGCTTCGGAAGAAGTCATTACCAAGAAGGCAGCTCTTTGCGTGGCCATTGCCCGCAAGATGCTAGCCAAATCAGCTTCAGCAGCTGAGATCGAGGATCAGAGCTTCTCTCTCATGTATCTACCAGATACAGAGGTGATGGCTACTTATACTCGCCTAGCTGCTCAGGACGAAGACCAGCAACAGCAGGATCAGCAGGTACAAGCATCGCAGCAGCAGGACCAGCAGGGTCAGCAGCAGCAAGTACAGGCGGCTCAGCAGGACCAGCAACAAGCCGGTCAGCAGCAAGACAAGCAAGCTGGCAAGATCCCACCTCAGTTCCTCGAGAATGTCAACAAGAAGAAGGAAGAGGCCAAGGACAAGGACGACAAGGACCAGGGCCAGCAGAAGGCGGCTCAGCAGGACCAGCAACAGGGTCAGCAGGACCAGGGCCAGCAGAAGGCGGCTCAGCAGGACCAGCAACAGGATCAGGATCAGCAGAAGCAGGCCCAACAGGACCAGCAACAGGGTCAGGATCAGCAGAAGCAAGCTCAGCAGAAGCAAGCTGAGATGCAACAGCAGATCGCGCAGTTGGTTCAGCAAGCTCAGCAGCTTCAAGAGCAGTTGGCTCAGAGCCAGCAGCAACAGCAAGCTGGTCAGCAACAGCAACAAGCCGGTCAGCAACAGCAACAGGCTCAGATGCAGCAACAGAGTCAGGCCCAGCAGGTTGCACAGGCAGTGCAACAGGCGATTCAGAATGGCCAAGACCCGGTTGCGGCAGCTCAGCAGTGCATGGGTCAGTCTCAGCAACAGGGTCAGTCTCAGCAACAGGGTCAGTCTCAGCAACAAGGTAACAACGAGATTGATCAGATGCTTGCCGAGCAGGGTCAAGTTGAGCCCATGGCGAACATGGACATTCAACTCGACACTCCCAGCATGGATGTCGGTGAGGTCCAACTCTCCCCAGAGGAAGACGACACTCTTCGTCAGTTGTTTGCAAACAACCAAGAGTACAAGAACGCTGCAGAAGCCGCTGGTCAGCAAGACCAGGATCAAGGGCAGCAGCAGAAGCAAGCTCATGTGGTCCGAACTGCCTCTATGAGGACAGTAGGAACACGGCCTACCGCTGGCGTAAGTCAGATTGGCGGATCGAACAAGACAGCCTCAGCGAGAACTGATGACCTGTCTACCCTCTGGAATTCAGCTCCAGACGTTCGTGAAGCATTCGGTATGCGAACAGATCAGTGAGGCCTTGTAGGTAGGGGGTTGCGCAAGTGACCCCCTCCTAAGAGAACTCTCAGTCTTCAGTGACTGCCTAGATGTAGATGAATATGAAGTAGCTCCACTTTCACCCAACAGGAACATTTCACTATGTCCATGAACGGTCAAAGCTCGGGCGACTTCAGGGAAACTAGTGGTCGAGTGCAGTTGTTTCACGTCGTCACCCGCAATAGCGTGGGTGTCCTCGCGGCAGATGCCTTCACCCAAGCGAACCCTCCAGTCGCAACGGGCTCAAAAAGCACAACACTCTCAGGAATCACCAAGACTGGTGTTCTGGGCGGATCGGTAGCCTTTACACGTGCTCTCGCGGGCAACAATGTAATTGGTGGACCAGTAGTTGACACCCCAGGAGCAACAGTGCCCTCCGGGTATCACACCGGCATTCGTCCTCTCGGCATCTTCTTGAATGATGCTGCAGGAAACGCCTACGAGAACACTCCTGGTCCAGCATCAGGTCGTGGCCCATACGTTTGCGGCTCAGGGTCTTGCATAGGTCTAACGATCTATGAAACCCAAATCCAGCTTGGAGCCCATGCTGGAGAAGCAATCGGTAATGCAGGATCAAGTACGACTGCTTACGCACCCGGTGATCTCCTTTACGCTTCTGTAAATGGATTGATCACTAACGTTGTCGGAGACGCCTACGAAGGTCAGTCCGGTGCGCTAGCAACAGCCACCGTCATTGGCGTTCTCAAGGCTGCTGTCGATGCCACCACCCCCATGCTGATCGTCGACCTCAGAATCTGAGTGAGACAAGAAAGGTAGACTACCGTGGTTAGCAACGACATTAAGCAACAGATCATCTCAGAGTACATCAAAACAGCTGCTGGCAGAGCCAAACTAGCTGCTTCGATGATTCAGCCCTTGCGTCTTCGCAGGGACTACACGGCGGTTGGTCGCAAGACCTTCTTAGTCGAACAACTCCCAGACGGGGCACTCCCCATCTATGACAAGGACCCCGACGTCACTGCCTACGTGGTTGGTGAAGAGGGTGAGAATATTCTTGCCATTCAGAAGCCGAGAAGGGTTATCTTCCCGCTGTTCGAGCTTGCCTCGAACCCCGAGATTCCCCTCACTCAGATCAAGGAACGTCGGTTCGACCTCATCGAACGCGCTCAGGACTTGGCGAAAGCCCAGATCCAGGCCGCTGAAGATGAGCGTGTGTTTGCAGTCCTCGATAGCATTGCTGTCTCGGGCTTCGACACTCTCCCAGGTCAGACGAACCCCGACCTCAACGTCGTAGCTCCAATCAGCCCAAGCGTCCTCGCGGATGCCTTTGCTGAGGTAGAGCGTCACGACCTCAGGGTCGCGAGGATCTACATGAACGCGACGGACTACGCGGACATCCGCAAGTTCGGTCGTGACATCCTCGACATCGAGAGCCAAGCCGTCCTACTCAAGACTGGTCTCCAGGCAACCCTATGGGGCGCCCAGATCATCACGAGCAGGTTGGTCCCCGCTGGCTTCGTATACATCGCGGCAGAGCCCGAGAACTTCGGACGCTTCCCGGTTCGTACGGAACTCACGGTTCTGTCGGCCGACGACCCGAAGGCGAGAACCATAGGGTTCAGCTGCTTCGAAAATGTAGGTATAGGTGCGTTCAACCCGCGTGGGTTGACTCGCCTTGTTGTGACTCGCGTCTGAGCCTAACTAGGCTGAATTGAGTGTAGGCCGGGTTTCCGAGAGGACTCCCGGCCTTCCTCTTTAATGCACCATATTGAACCGAGTCGTTGACACCTCAAAGCTACATGGTACGGTCTAGCATGAAGCTCGTACCTTGTCCAATATCTGAAGCTGAACTTCGAACCTTGTACTTGGAGGCCAAGCTTACGGACTCCGAGATTGCTGCTCAGGTAGGGTGCCCTCTGAAGCATATCCGTCGGTGGAGACATCGTTGGGGGATTGAGACCTTAGGTCGAACTGAGCGACATGAGGTAACCCCTATTGAAGGTCGGCTTCGATCTGTTCTTGTGGGTTCAATGCTAGGTGACGGTAGGATCTCAAAGAGTACCCATGTAGCTAGGTACTCCGAGAATCATTGCGAGGATCAGAGAGAGTACTTGGAGTGGAAGAGCAAGGAGTGGGGTTCTTGGGTTCAGTTAGGGCTGCGCCCAGTTCTATGGAAGACGCTTGGAGGTGAGTTCCCTGGTTTTAGGTGTGAGACCGTCTCTCACGAAACCATGCTTCCCTGGCATGAGTTGTTTTACCCGGAACTTGGACCTAAACAGCTTCAACCGCAGGTGGTTGATCTAGTTGATGCTCTCGCTCTTGCGATCTGGTTCATGGATGATGGAACCTCTGGTTGGTGGCCTCGTATTACTTTCGGCATGGGGTCAAAGAGCCGTGATGTTGCACAGGCTATCTTTCGTAAGTTCAGTCTCAATCCACGATGGGATCTGAAGAAAGGCAACACGGGGGAGTTCATCTTCGAGGGGGAGGACCAGGCTCACCTATTCATTTCTCTGGTGAGGCCTCACATGCCGGAGTTCATGCACTACAAGTTGCACTTTGGCTTTCAAGGCCCACACTACCAAGTTCGAGAGAAGGCTCCTGAAGATACTCTTCGAGAGATGGCGTCTAAGGGAGTTCCGATTCGAAGGATTGCCAAACTGACTGGGGTAGGAGCATCTACTGTCAGCAGGCACTTGACGAAGCACGGTATTGAACATGAGCGGGTGGTTGGGCGCCCCTCTCGCGACAAAGACCGCTGACCGTAACTGGCCGTGTAGCCAAAGAGTTGATTTTTCATCCTCTTTGGTTCTTGGGGGCGCTGACTTCCGGTGTACCCAATTGGCATGAGCATCCTCTCCACCATTTCAGAGGCCCTCCACCTCTATGGGAAGGCGATCAACCGTAACGCCCTTACGAGTGTCACCTTCGAGTTCAAAAATAGCCCGGTCGAGGTACTCCCCTCAAACCCTCTTTGGGAAGTGGTCATCAAGTTGTCTGGGGACAAGTACACTGGTGACCTGAGTATCCTAAATCAAGAACCCGGTGCTGAAGACGTAGCCGAAGCTCCAAAAGTATTCGAGAACGTGTTCAGTCAGGAGTTCAGAGGATCAGCATACTCTGAAGAGGAAGCTTTGAGAGTAGCCTACGATGAGATCAAAGGTAGGGTAGCCCTCTTCCTAAAAGCTCGTGAGGAGGAGGCTGCTTTTGCTCAGCAGGCGATGTTGACTGTCGCCTCTGATGATCAAGTAGAGCTATCTACCTTATGGACTAGCTCAGAGTCACCCGTCGATGGTGAAGTTGTGACCCCCTAGATTTATTTCTATACCGCCCCCGCTAAATCATTAGTTGGTGGTGTAGTTGTTACGAAGTAGACGGAGTGGAGAGTGTTCCTTCCGCAAAAACAACCCAGATGAAGGAATATGCGTTATGACTAAGACTGAACTGATTGCGGCTGTTGCTGGCGAGATGGAAGGCACCACCAAGTCCCACGTTCGTGGGTTCTTGGTCGCTCTGACTACGGTTGCGGCCAAGAGTCTCCGTAAGGACAAGAAGTTCGTACTCCCGGGTGTGGTTAAATTCGCACTCGTCAACGTCCCCGCCAAGGCGGAGCGCAAGGCGCGCAACCCTGCCACCGGCAAAGAGATGACTGTTGCCGCCAAGCCACCGTCCAAGAAACTGAAGGCCCGATTCCTGAAGGCCATCAAGGTGGAAGTTGGAGTTGTCCAGGCAACAGAGAAGACGGCTACGCCGAAAGCCAAGAAGACTGCCAAGAAGTAACAATCGTCTGTAGGTGTCGTGGGTACAGCTTACAGCTATCCCACGACACCTAATGGCTTAACCGATGGGAATCACCGTAGACCTTCCTGCCCCATCTGGTAAGGGCACCTACTTCGCCTTAGTTGAGCCAGAAGTAGTCAAGGTTGGAACTAGTAGTTGTATCCGTAATCGTCTCACTAACATCAGAGCAAGTACATTCCGTAGGGTCGCGCTCCTTGCCTGGACAGACCTCTCCGAACAGTATGTACACGAGTTGTTCATCGAGGCTCGTATAACCCTCAGTCGAGGGTTCTTTAGGGTGACCCCTGAATTGCTACTCTTCATCAATGAGTGTCGAGTAGGACTTGGCTACCCAGTAATTGAGGAGATACTCTTATGGGAGTTCGGTGGTCCTTTGCCATACTCTGGCAGAGCGATCTCCACCACCCTCAATGATGGGGTTAGTAGCGTGAATCTGGACCAGGTTAGCCCAGAAGATAGAAGTAGGATGGGACGCTACTACACTCATTTGAGGTGGCATAAGAACAAGCCTAAGTCGACATGTGAGTTTTGCACCCCATCCGCCGGCAATCGATAAGCTCCTTATAGGCCCCCTATAGGTAGTCGGGTAAACACCCCCTATAGGAGACCAAGATGGAACAACAGACCCAGATCAGATTCATGCCGGGGAAGATGGGGCGCTACATCTCAACGAAGTCATTCACACTAGGTGGTACCAACTACAGTGTTTATGCAGGGATGGAGATCCTATTCGATGGTACTAACGTTGAGTTGAATGGCAATCGGTTCGTATTACCGACCCTTCGAGGAGCTATCCGAATGGGTTGGGTTGTCCCAGCTGAAGAGTATGACCCTGAAGCTCCTCAACAGGCAGCTCCTTCGGCAAACATTGGGGTTCGTCCAGCGAACGACCTAGGTACCAATCCGCTGTCTCCTCCAAAGAAGTCAGCTATCGTTACGGTGGAGTCAGACGAGCGGATCGTGATGAGTCGTTCTGAGAGGACCCAGCAAGCCAATCAACGGACTGCAGAAGTTAGACAGTCCCAGGGGCGATCAGGAGCCTTCGTTGCGCGCGGGAGTAGTACTGAACTCGTTGGTGGGGCTGAGTTTGGAGTCGAGGTTCCTCGGGCGTTTAGGACTGCGGCGAAGACTGGGCTGCAGGTTACCCCCAATAATGTGGGGACAGCCATTCGAGATGCTGAACTTGTGAAGATTCAACCTGGGGAGGGGATCTCTGAAGAAGAACTACTCTCCAGGATGACCGAAGGAGAGCGCGCGGTATACGTTGCGGAGAAAGAAGCCCGCAAGGATGACATCCAGAGTAGGACGCCTGGATATGTGCCTCCACCAGCTGTCACAACCAACTTGGCAACGATGAATCAGCCTGGGATGAAGCAACAGGCCCAGCCACAACCCAAGGCTCGAGTGATGTCAGCCTCAGGCTCACCAGTTGTCGGAAGGGTTGCACCAACCCAGACTAAAACCGTGGAGGGTATCTCGGTCGGAGTTACCTCTGGTGGTGGGACAGAAATCTATGACGCCTCAGGGTCCACTGAGAAGCCCCGAGAGTCGGTCATTGAGCAAGAAGGGATCACGTTCCGGAATACCAATGGACCTAAGACTGGGTTTAAGCAGCAGGCACAGGTTGAGCCCCAGATGGCATCGGCATTACCTACCGGTGAGGAGCCTAAGTCTCGTATCGAGAGTGACGGGACCGCGGACTACCGTAAGATAGTCGCCAAGGCTCTCTGCAGTGACTTCCCTGATGATTACAACTTCTCCGCTCATTGGAAGAAGCGTTTGGCCATGATTCGGTTGAACTATGAGGAGCGCCCTGACATCATCAGAGCAGTCTTTGCTGCTGAGAGTGATGAGTTCAAGAAGTTGCTCATGGAGGAATTCCCAGAGGCCTTCCAGAGCTGAGTTACATCCACATCAAGTGTCCCAATGTGAAGCTACAAGAGGGTGATCGTTAGTCCTCTTGTAGCTTCTTCTGTTCGATGGACAATGCCAATCAGACGGGTACTATGCACAAAGAAGGGGGAGCCCTCATTTACATAATGGAGGAGCTCACTGACGCCCGTCTTCGTTGTGAGCAGCTCAAGAAGTTCGTAAGTCAGGCAGTGCGCCTGATATCTACATCCCCCAGTCGGGATCATTTCTATGAGATCGCGGGTGATACCATCTACGGCATACCGGATGCCTTGTTCAAGCTGGATAAAGCATTGGCCGCTACGGCATTGGCCGCTTCTCGTTTGGATTACGAGGAGTTGAAGACTCAGCTCAAACCAGAAAAGGTTGAAGAATTGGAAGACGTACTTCGGAATACTCGCCTACGGCAGATTGACCGTAGGTCACCATTCATTCAACCATTGCCTGAGGGTCAGCCTAGGATGGCTACTGAGTTGGCGATTCGTGACATCAACGAACTAACTGCAAATCTAGAACACATTCTTCTAGAGGTCGCCCGACTTCGCAAGTCCATACCGCCTCAAATGCAGGATCAGGTTGAGGATATTCAAAGCCTCGCAGCCAAGTCCTTGAAGAAGATCAAGCACTCCTACAAGGTAATCGCACGTTACGTTCCACGAGATCCTCATTGGTTGGAGGCTCGGTATCCTGGGAAGGCACAGGATGGAACCCCCTTCAAAGCGGGTGACCGGGTTTTGTACTTCCCCAATAACAAGACGTTCTTGGTTGGGCCCAAGGCTGAGGCAGCCTGGCGAAGGTTTCAAACCGAGGTAGCCGATGAGGCTGTCTACAACTTCTCAGCATCCAGTAATCAGCAAGGAAAGACATCATCCATGTTCAGAGCAGCTTCTACCAATCATATCGCAACCGCCCTTCGTCGGATCGCTGATGAGATCCAAGCAGCTCGCATCCCCCCGCATGTGGCTAGCCTGAGGGTTCGTCGAGTCCTGATGGCCCTCTCTCAGACCTCCCAGCAAGCCCTTGAGGCTATGGGTCCAATTCAAGCCAATTCTCGTGAAGAGGTCATGAAGGGTTTCAAGAGTGCCAACCCGAACCTCAGTGAGGAGCAACTCAACGAGATCGCTGACCAGTGGGAGAAGAACAAGGACGTAGTCAAGGACAAGCATCAGTAAGTCAAGTCATCGATCCACAGGGTAAGTCCGCCATGAACTCAATTACCTCCTCGTCTAAGGAACAACTATCTAGGGCCATTACCAAAGTAAACGATGGCATCAGTCAGTTGTTACTAGACCTCACAGCTGCCCAGAAGGTATTGGGGTCCTACAAGGACTCGAGTGACTCCGAGCGGTTGGTAGAGCTTAAGAAGCTTCTAGGTAGCCTTGTCAGGGGTATTGTACAAACAACGAGGAGTAGTCCAATCGTGCTAGACCTATACGCCGAATCATTGAAGACAGCCTCTGGCTGGGTTAATCGTCGCTGGAACATCTACGCTACTGAAGAAGCTCGTAGGAGTCGGTTCGAGGAGGGTAAGCCTGCGGACCCTACTCAGAATATGAATCCAGAAGACTCCAAGAAGTGGAAGGAGATGAACGACGAGCACAAGGACAACTTCAAGTCAGCTGCCGAGGGTGAAGATCCATTGAGTCGGTATCGGCTTGAGATTGATGCCGCAATTGAAACCTTGAAGGTACTCAAGAAGAAGAAGCCCCAAGCTTCTAAACGACAACTTTTCATCATTCTTCAATCGATTGGCAATGCTATAGGTCAGTTGGAGGAAGATGGGAAAAATGCCTTGTCGGATGTCTTCTTTACCGCGGCAAACAAGGTGAACACTCAGTGGTCTGCAAGTGACTTCGCTAACTACAAGAAATGAACAAGGATAGCACAACCTTGTGGTCTCCAATAGCAGAGTCAGGGCTGCCTGGGACAGGTCCGTCTCAGAAGGGCGTCGGTTTGGATTCTGACATCCCAGGGTCAGCTACCTTCGCGAAGCCAGATGATGAGGGTGAGCGTAAGCCAGATGTCGAGGATAGCTCGATGTACAAGGTTGACGACGCTGACGACCTGTTGAAGGATCAGAACAAGCAAGACGAGATTGATCACTCACAGGCCAGACCAACCTATCGGCGCCCGGGACCTCATGTGGATGATGACTCAATCACTCGGTACCCTTATCGAGATGGTATCCCTCATCGGCATAACGCTTCAATAGTTGAAAATGTAGCCCAGCTCTGGTTGCTCAGGTGCGCGCATGAGGTTCCAGTATCTCTCGAGGCTCCAGTACGAGTAGCTTCCAAGCTCTCCGAGATTGAACAGGGGTTGAACCCGAAGGTCAATGAGAGGGCGACTTCCTGTGTAGCGACTACCAAGAGGACCGACGTACCAAACCTCAGATGGATCTTCTCGGTTGACTGTGGCAACGGACCAAAGATGGTCAGACTCAAGGCGGTTCGTAAGGGCAATATGATTGCCCTCGCCAAGATGGATGTCAACTTTTCATGCTCGTGCAAGGCTTGGAGATGGTTGGGATCCGAGTATCACGCCAAGGGTGAGAAGTACCTCGATGGAAAACCAGTGGGTACTGCTTCAACGCCTAACATCAAAGATCCTGCTCGAAACAACAGAGTTTGTAAACATGTTGCAGCAGTGATGACTAAGGTTCGTGGGTGGTCCATCCCAGTCAAGAAAAAGAGCAAGTAGGTGTATACGGTATCGAGGAAGTATGCCGACTTACCAAGTAGAGTGTCTCGAATGTGGAACTACTAGGGACCAACGACTCTCCTATACAGCGTACGACGAGGTACAAGCAGGTACCAGGAAACTCACCTGCAAAAATTGTGGCCTTGAAGCCAAGATCGGTTTTGCTCCTGGCAACCTTGGATTTGTCCTAAAAGAGGGTGAATCAGGGGGTTGGACAACGAAGTCCATCAAAGAGAACGCTTATCGCAAGAAGAGGCGTGAAGAGGTTGCTAAGAAAGAGAAGGACCATGTGTTCAAAGCTAGTCTTCAACCCAACTACAATGGTGAAGAGACTGGTACCTGGAGAGAGGCTCAAGAACTAGCTCGAAAGGAAAAGGGTGATGCCTCTGCGTCGACTTATGATCCTCTTGTCAAAAGCCCACAGGTGGTGACATCATGAGCGGACGCCTCTTCTCAATCCTACGACGCAAGCCGGGCTTCTTTCACTTCACAACGCCTTTATTGGACTCTGTTTCAACTGGTGTTGTTAAGTACCGCCTTTACACAGCTACAGAGCCTGGTTTTACATCACCTACCGCAGTAGTGACTGTTACCAATCTCGGTCTGGTTGATCCATCTGTTGCGGGTGCTCAAAACCCAATACAACCTGGTAACAACGTACAAATTCTCATGAAGCCATCCAATTATGGGCTTCCTGACTCGGCTTTCTTTTGGCTGAAGTTGGTATACGTGAACTCAGCTGGGGCTGATATGAGTAGTCCAGCCCCTAGTGCGGCTACTTTGGTTCTGCCTCCGTATGTAGGCAACGAGCAATCTGGATTCAATGCGACCGCGCCTAGTGGGTCAACCATCGCAGACTCTCTACGTATCGATCTGCCTCGGCAGATGTCCAACTTTCGGGTTCGGAATCTGAGCACCACGCTCCCTCTATATGTGGCTTTCCAAGAAGGTGGGCCTGAGATCGTTGTACCTGGGCAAGCTTCAAGTCAAGAGAGCGTCGGCTTCGATGGGATTGTGTCCTCTGTCTGGGTTCGAGGTTCTGGTGGGACGGTTGCATTCTCTGCCCAATTCACCTACGCAAATCCACGCTGAAAAACAGGTTTAGCTGCTGGGGTTCATACCCTATTAGTTCAATGGGGAACTCCTGGCGGGGGGTACTGCAAGATGCCGTCCGGTTACGACTGTCAACGAGCACGCTAGTAGCATGGTCCAGGAAGTCACTGTTTAAGTTCTATGGTTTATCGATACTCGGACCAGGAATACTCGTTGGGTATTGTACCTATAGGTAGTATCGAATGCATGACCAAACTAGGGTACAAGGAAGCCTTCAAGTTGGTCCTCGTTGATCTCCTTATAGGCCCTATCTCATTGAACCCTGTCCACTCACTAGCGAGGAGCTGTTAGATGTTGAGGCTCATTCATAACCAGACCATTTCAGGATCTATCCTCATCAATGATATTGATGACGGGCTTCCAAACAAGTCCGCCCGACGTGGAGTAGCCAGGGAGAAGGTATCCGGTAGCCCAGCGTCAGTCGTGGGCGGGATTCTAGCCCCGGCGAACTACCAAAGGGATGGTAGCTCTTTGGGTGGGCGCGACAAGAGCACCCAGCCTGGAGTGAACTACCCCAAGCAGAAGTGTTACATTCCGAAGTATAAGTTGCTCCCCGATGGTACTCACGACACGACAGTGGCTGGGTACATTGACATCAACACCTCGGACAGGGTGTTGCTTAGTCAAGACCACGGGGTTATTGCTGGTCTAGCTAAGACGGTAGCTTCCAATGCGGCCTATCCGCTCATCACGGTGACATCGTTCACCGCGGCTGATGTGGCAGCTCCGACGGTCTCCTCGGCGGTTCTTCGACGTGGTACTGGATCTGGGATTGCTTTCGCAGCTGGTACAGTGACTCTGACCGATGCAGCTGCAACATTTACTGCTGCCGATGTAGGTAAGAAGATCAAGATCTCTGGTGCTTCCAACGCTGGAAACAACGGTACATTCACTATTGCTAGTAGGCTTGGCAATACTCAGATCACCTTCGCCAATGCTGCTGGTGTTGACTCGGACACAGGGAGCTACGTCCTTGAGTTGGTCATCACGGGTACCAACCTAACCTCGTTGGCTCCGGACGTCTCCTCAGTTATCATCACTGGTACTGGTGCTGAGACATTGAAGCAAGCTAGCTTTGCTTCAATTAGCGCGACTAAGATCACAATCTCAGTGACTAACCTAGCCAGCGTTGCAGCTGTAACTAGTTCAGTCAAGGTTACTGCTGACAACCAAACTCTCGCTGTAGCAGTTGCAGTAAGCTAACGTGCGAGTAGCAAGTGGGGACGCCTAACCTAGTCAAAATCCTGGATCAGGAAACAGGAGCCTTCCAGCGAATTGACAACGTTTGGCGCCCCCAACATCTGTTCTTACCACTTCAAACTCAAACTCTAGTCAAGGATATGAACCATCGATACGCTCTCGTGAAAGCCTCCGAAGAAGAGTTCAAGACTCTTGAGCGGTCCAGTTTTTATTTGAAGAGTGTGCGACAACTTGAGTTCATCCTTCGACGAGCAAAGTATGTTCGCTTGGCTAATCAGCTTGCTTTTGGTCAAGCGGTAGCAAGTTTCTACACAGTATACGGCAACATTCTTCGCTACCTCAAGATTGATCAAGCTCGTGGCCATTTGCAGCCGGTCTAAGTTCAGGAGGACTCAATGTTTCTAGTTGTTATCCGAAGCGATCTCAAGAACCCTCTTTTCATTTCGGACGTCGAACCGATCTCTCAGACCAACCCGACGACGGAGTCCCCTAAGGGGCAATCCAAGTATGTATCGCGGCCGAATGCGGCCAACATTCAAAAGTACTTGAACGCTCAAAGCCTTGTGGCTACTGCTGCCGCTCTGATTACGGCCACAGTTCCTGGATACGCCGGTGGTGGTTCAGTTCCCGCTGTGGACATCTCGGCTACCCACATCAAGACAGTCTCTGGGCTATCTGGGGCATCTGATGCACAGGTAGAAGCTCTTCAGAATATGCTCGGCTACCACTTCGTGGAGACGGATGCCGTCAAGAAGAGCGTGTTGGCTGGTTGCCTTCATGGTTACCTATCACCAAGCTTCAACCCAGACTCGAGAGGTGATCTCAATCACCCCCCAGCGACGTCTGGCCAAGCTATCAAAGTGGTTCAGGATGTTAACCACCTATCGACCACGACGTCGGCCTTTACGGTCCTAACCCCGACCATCACTGGACTCACCCTTTCGGGTACTCTGACGGTTACTGGTGCCTCCGGTGGCTTGGCTGGGTACGGCCTCTATGAGCCCACTGTGATCATCATCGGAAATGGAGCCCGACGAATCACTCAAGCTCAGATTCTAGCTGCTGGTGGAACTGTCTCGGACACCTCGATTGTAGTTCCAGCGTCACTCATTGCCGCTACCTCTACAGTTACTACGGTTCCCGTTACCGGCAAAACCTGGGTTCTAGTCCAGGTGAACGACATGCTATCCAACAAGTTTGCTCTGTAACAGTTCGTGTGAGTCCCCCTTCAGGCCCGGCGCAAGTCGGGCCTGCTTAGATGTAAATCCAAATCCAAATTCATATTCAGATCAGATAGAAAAACTCAGATCCCAAATGAGGAATAAATGTCAGCTAAAGAGAATGGTACTAAGGAATTTCGGACCGCGGACTTATACTTCGCTGCCTACTTGCAAACCGCGGGGGTCCCTCTGAAGCGTACAGACCGAGAGTCTGGTAACCGCATGTTCTTCGTCTTCGATACTTCGATAGCAAACATCGAGGAGTTGAAAGTAGGTTGGTTCAACAATACCGCCAAGGTATCAGCCCAACCCTACGCGAATAACATCAAGTCTCTGAAGAGCATTTGCCACATGACGGCTTCTTGAGTCATTCGACTGAGACCCCTTACCCGCCAACAATCTATTGATGCTTCTGTTGGTAGCAGGTCAGAAATCACTTGTCCTAGGGTAATGGTTAGGAGACATCGAAATGGCTGCAAAGACCACCTCGTTGGCAAACTCGGTCCTCGATAGGGTTCTGAAGAACAATGCTCAGTTCGCCTATGCTTGGCCCGCTACAGTATACCTTGCACTCTTCACGTCGGATCCCACCTCGGCTGGTATCTTTACTGGAGAGGTAACCCCGGCCGAGTATGTGCGCCAGCCTGTGACCTGGGGTACAATCGCCGGTGGTAGCGTTAGTAATTCTGCGGCAATAACATTTGCTGTTGCTATTAACGCTTGGGGTACCGTTGGTTGGGCTGGTATCGTGGATGCCCAAAATGGTGGGTCTCCTTCTGCTACCATCCTCTACCAAGGTACTCTGGCGGTCCCCAAGATCGTCGGTATAGGTGATCAGGTTTCTTTCGCTGTTAATGCAGTAGTCGCCAGCGAGAGCTAATAATTGAGTACCCTACGGGGTGATTCCGAGGGTGACCCATGACTGATATTGATCTTCAAGGTAACTCTGGTTTAGTCTCTCATGCATCTGTGAGATATGCTGCTCGCGCACACCTGGTTGGTTTATCTAGTATTTCAGCCACCCCTACAGTCAGCCTTGGGGTTCAGTCTCCGATCAGGTACCAACCAGCAAGTAGGAACGTTAGCGTCAGCAAGCTTGTACTCGACCAGATCGATCTATTCGTGACTGATGGGAAGACCCGCGCGCAAGGGGTTACCATAGGGGACTTGAACCTGAAGCTATTCTTCAATGGCTCTCAAGTTGAATGGCCTCTTGTGAGTGGTTCCGCTGTCCAAGACATTCAGGTCACTGCAGGTCAGGTGTATTGGACAGAGTTTCTGACTGGGTTCTACACGATTAGGTTCTTCCCCAATGTGATTGGGTCGTGGAGGATTCTTCTTACCTATCCGGCGCATGACCAGGCAGTGTCGTTATCTTACGATGCAGCTTTGCCTACGTTTATTCCAGTATCCTCGGGTATCCGTACTTCCTTCATCAAGAGGTAGTCCGGCGGCGACCTGAAGGTTTCATTTGTCGGACCGGTAGTTAAGGATGATAGTTAGATCCAGTCCAGGTGTGTTCAAGTGGGGCCATTTGTTCCAGCGCGGGGATCTGCCAATCTACATCACCGACACTGCTGGGAACCCATTTGACCCCCATAGCGTCAAGTACAGCCTTCTGTACCAGGCTCACAAGCACTACCATGACCGCCCTGCGGTCCCTCGCCATCCCGTAGTCGTTGGTGTGTGCCATAAGACCCCAGTTCAAGCGGCTCCAGGTGAGTACTATGCTACCGGATGCGCAGGGGAGTGTGGGCAACCAGGACAGTGGTTTGCACGTTGGGTAGTTCAAGAGTACCTGCAGGGTCCTCTCTTGGAGGAGCAGTTTGGGTTCGAGGTCTTCGATACCGCTGCATACTTCCCACCTGGAGTGGGAATGGCGGGTAGGCCAAGCGGGTGTAATACTCCAGGGATTCGGCCATCTTGTCGGTGGTGCTGCAAGCCCAACCCCTGTGGTTGTGCGAACTCCAGAGGGTGGTGACCTATGGCTACTTCGTTCCTAAGAGGCCAGCAGTTGGGTCGGAGCGACCTGAATATTTTCTTGACTAACTCCTCGGGTCACCAGATCAATGCGGCTGAGATTACCTACGCCATCTACGACAATACAACAGGCCAAGAAGTGCTCGTGGGTCCTCAAAGGAGGATACCAGTCAACTCATCCGTAGGTGAGTACTTCGTCAGCTTGGTGGTCCCCATCGATGCCAATATTGGTGACTACCGAGTTCGATGGGCTATGCGTGAGGTGGTTGGTGGTCCCGTCCAGTCTGTGGTCCAAGAGTTCAATATCCAAGATCGGGAAGTGGCGACACCGAATTTCTTCTCAACGGCTCAAATCGATCTCTTGCACAAGTTGCGACTCATGCTTCGAGATGCGAATCCGGATCGTAACTATAAATTCCGCCCCCCTGCACACGAGGAGACCATAGATCAATTCAGTAAGGTCTTCGGGTATATTTGGGAGGATGAGGAGCTTGTACAGTTCTTGGAGTTCGCTTTGGACATGATTATTGCGGCTCCGCCTCGAACCCCCTTCAATAGTCTGGACCACATGATGCAAAGCCGTCCGGAGTGGAGGACTCTCCTCTTAGTAGGAGCAGAGATCTGGGCGGTCAATGCTCTACAAGCTAATTGGATTGCTGATGAGTTTGACTACTCCATCGGTGGAGTCAGCCTCAACCTGGACAAATCTAGCAAGTACGAGTCCTTGAAGCAGGGGGCTGCAGACCAATTCGACAAGCAACTTGAGCGCGCCAAGCTAACTGTGAAATACGTCAAGGGCTTGCAGCAACCAAAGTACGGGGCTGGTATTCGAAGTTCTTTCGGACCCTATGTTGGTAGGGGAGTCCTAGCCCCTTCCAAGTTCATGGGTACCTAACCTACTATTGGTGTATAGCTACTCGTGTTCCCAGTCCCGTTTGATTGCAATGAGGTGCTATTACCGGATGACTTCGGTAAATGCTTGACTGCAGTCAATGAAGGGACTGAGAAGCTCAAGCTGAGAGGGGCTAGGCTGGTCAGACTTAGGTTCGCCAATGGGGTTCTTCACTTGATCCCAAACAGTGGACCCTCCCTTTCCTACATCATTCGTAGTGGGTGCGCAGGATGCCCTGACTAGTCTACTTATTAGAAGTGGCTATTACCGTTTAGGGAGATATTCAGATGGATACCCAGATTGAACCAGAGCATAGGCGACTAACCATTGATGATCCAGTTGATGCTGAATCCAGGGCTAGATTCGTAGTCATTCAAGAATCACGCCTTCGAGTTAGTGAGCGCTTGATGGATCTTGAACTAGAGAGGGTTAAGTTGATTCGTTCTGTTAGCGCTCTCGACAACGAGCGCCAGAAGTTGTTCGAAAGAATACTCATTGAGCGTGGCCTGTCCCCGAGTCAAAGGGTTTCTATTGATGCAGAGACTGGACAGATCAGGGCCCTCACTCAGGATGAGTTGGATAACATTAAGGCAGCCCAAAGAGGGGCTGCACCGTCTGCAGACTGAGTGGGTAGTGGTACTCAAACTTCCCCTTATTGGTAGCCTCAAGTGAGGACTACTCAACATGGCGGATGTGAGCAATCGTGACAGGACGCCGGGACTTACGGAGCTGACCAAGATTCCTTGGCCCGCTCCGCCGTTGAACCTGTTCATGTCGAGCGATGTAAAGGGGGTCATCAACCTTCAATGGGATGACCCCTCTATTCTTGTTCTGAATAGTCGCTTCAAAATCCTTGGGGTCAACGTTTATCGTAGCTTTGACTCTGAGTTTGGCCCCTATCGAAGGATCACTGAACTACCAGTTGGGTCAACGTTTTGGAGGGATCAGACTGACAACGAGCTGATCATAGAGGAAGATGTCACTGAGCAGTTCACCTTATTTGGGACTGCTTCTACTGGCATGGACGGGCCTCGTTACGTATTCAAGACTCGAAACTACCCTATCGTTGCCGAGGCTGCTCGAGGATTACCGACCAACAACCCGCACGATGTTCGAGTATACGTCGATGGGGTTGAGGCTAACGTATTCTGGGTGAATGGGCAGACAGGGGAAGTTGAGATTGACGCTAACGTCTACATGGATACTGCCCTTCAGAAGAACATCATCCCTGTAGTTCCAAGTACCACGAGTCGAGTAACGTGCACCTACCGGTACACAAGGGATCTGGTTCGTACTGATCTGGCCCAGCGCATATTCTACCGAGTCTCAACAGTTGGCTACCCTGTCACAGGTAACTGGTCTGAGGCTACCCCTGATAGCCTGATTGAGACCCCTATAGGCAACGCGGCGTCCACTAACACTATCGAGATTGAAAAGCTCGACAACTACTGGAGGGAGGCCATCAGGCGCAACCGGTGGATACTCGAACAAGGTGGGGAGCGCGCCCGAGTCTACCTTCGGAAGGTTGTTGGGATTCAGTGCCCTTGCTACGACCAGATTCACAAGCAGCCATTGGGTGACTGCCTCAAGTGCTATGGGACAGGGATCATTGGTGGGTACGAAGGGCCTTACGAGATCATCATCGCTCCTGATGACTCAGACAAGAAGGTTGCTCAAGCGGAGTCAGGTCGGAACCTCATCCATACATACGAGGTATGGACTGGCCCCCAACCGCTTCTCAGCCACCGAGACTTCATTCTGAAGATTGATGGTGACCGCTACAGCCTTGGAGCTGTGAGAAGACCAACTAATCGTGGTACTATCCTACAGCAGCACTTCACAATCAACTACTTTGACGAGAAGGACATTCGTTATCGGGTACCGGTTGGGGATCCTATTAGGTTTTCAGCTACTCAGTTTGCTCCGAGTGGGCCTGAATTTGAAGCTTCTTCTGAGATTACAGACAATCCGAATATCCCAGAAGAGCGCCAGTATCGAGGTCGAACACTGGCTTGGAAAAACTCCAACTACTGATAGAAAATGCCACAAGATTACAAACTAACCTCACTCTACGGTAAGCCCCTTCTTCGAGGTTTGGGGGTAAGCCCAGAGAATGCCCTGAATCGGGTAAAATACAGTGTTCTCCGTAGGTTACGGGATAAGCTGGTCCAGTCCACTTTCTCGGAGCGTGCCAAGAAGGCATTGGCAAAGTCGCTCATGGTCGAGGTTGGTCCTTCGTCACTCACCCTCTACTCCAAGCACCCAGCGTTTACCTATTTGATGCGAGGGCAGCGCAAGGGGCAGATGAGGTGGTTGACGAAGTCTCGAGCTCCTATTCCTATTATTACTGAGGAGGGGAAACTTATCTTCAGGTCGGCGACCATCAAGTCGATGAAGGACGGAAAGTGGGTTCACCCAGGACGCCCACCTTACGACTTCATTGAGAAGGCAAAGAAGGAAGCCAGAACCCAAATCAGAAAGGCCATCGTCTCTGAGGTAACGATGGTCGCTAAAAATGCAGCTAAGAAAGTGATCAGAATGTCATGAGCCAAGGTGATATGATTGTTCAATCAGTTAGGGAAGATCTCGTTATTGAAGACATACGCTTCAGGGTACCACGGGGTGTTCCAGTTACGATTCCTGGTAACTTAGCATGTGATTCACGAGATCTGGGTAAGTTGATGTCCCAGAATCGAATCATTGAGCTTGGCACCAACCCTAGACTCGATAATGCCCTCTCGGGTCAACCTCGAAGTGAACCGGTTGAGTTAACTCCAGTAGTGGCCCACTCTGAGCTTTTGGAGCTTCGGTACAATCACCAGCAAGTCCAATCTGAGTTGAGAGTAGCCAATCTGGAGATTCAAAGGTTAAAGGGGGAGTTGGAGTCCGCCAATACCGAGTGCGGACAGTTGCTTGCTGAGTGTAGTCAGCTTCGAATCGAACTCGGGAAGTTCAAAGGGGAGGACTCGAAGCTAAACACCATTCTGGAAAAACTCGACAGCATGCCGGCCCAGGTAGTGGTTCAAGCTTCAGGCAAGGAGTTTAAGTCTGCTGGGATCTCTGTGGAGGATGATGTTCCGAACTTCGTTCCAACCTTCGACACTCCAAAGAAGTTGACTGTAAAGGAGGATAGAGTTGAAGGTAACTCGGCAGCAGTAGCGAGCAAAGCACTCAGGGAGTTACGGAAGGGTAAGAGTCGTTAAAGTACTTAGGATCTGACAGTTACGGAGATTGACCATGAGCGCCAAAGACAGACTTCTGAACCGAGTAGGGTCCATAGTTGAGAAGACAGCAGCCGCTGTACTTTGGAAGTACTTGGACCCTGAAGGGACCGTTTTCTACCTGTCAGAGCGTCGCCTAGGTACGGTTCGCTCACCATTCACCGGAAGAAGTTTCCCAGCAAAGCCGACTCGTCAATCTCTAACGGATATCTCCAAGGAGCTTCGCGCGGGTGATGCCAAGATCAAAGGGTCTCTTTGGCACTATGCGGACCCTGATGGCGGAAGCTTCTACTGTGATCAGCGTCTCGTGGGTACAGTCAAGTCTCCACTCACTGGTAAGACTTTCCCGGCCAAACCTCAGCGGTTCACCTTGAATGAGGTTGGCAAGGAATTGAAGCTAGAGACCGCTCCTGACCCTAGTGCAAAGTTCCTTGCAGAGATGGAGGCCATGTTGGCGGTCAAGGGCTATGACCCTGCATTCGCCACTACTCTTCAGGAAGAGGGTATGGGTCCGTTTGAGCTTGAAGAGCGTTTGAAGGATACAAAACAGTTCGAGATCAACTACAACGTACCAAAGAAAGCTGAGCCAAAGGCTGAACCCAAGACAGCTGAGATCAAGGTGGCGGCTCTAACTGCCCCTGAGAAAAAGGTAGTTGACGCCTTCTACGAGGGAAAGCCAGCTCATGGTGGAATGCTCACCACTGATGGTAAGAAACTCGAAAAGAACGGTCTTGGAGGTAGTAACTTCGCCAAGTGGGAAGGCGACAAGATCGTGGTTGATGATAGCCGACCTCAGGTGAAGAATGACGAGGAGATTCTTCGATACATGAAGAAGTCGATCCCTGCTAATACTCTTGCTCCTCATATCTGGTTCAAGAAGAACGCTAGCTCACAAGAGCAGTGGGAGATGGCGGCTGAGTTCATGGATAAGGGTGAGAAACACCCAGCAATCAAGATCATTACGGATCAATACGAAAAGATCCTTGAAGCCCTAAAAGAGTGCAAAAAGCACTCAGATGGCGTGAAAAGAGTTGGCGTTGGTCGCACAGAGGATCCCACCTTTGTAATGACCTACCTTCAGCCTGAGATCCTACATCTGGCTGAGGAGTGCACTCTAATAGCCAGACAACTCGAACAGAGACTCGGGAGGGCGTGATGGACCCACGTTGGAAAACTGCTTCTAAAGACCCGTCATTCTCTCCGGCACCTGATCACCCTGGGGTTAGTAACTTAGGAACCCCACCTGATGATGCAACATCAGTGATCTGGCAAGATCCGTCATCCTACAATCCGTTTTTCCACGGTCCTCCTTATCTCCCTGGGATGAAGGTTCGAATGGACAAGCAGGCTTCGCAGAGGACCCTCGTGGCAGCTGCAAGCAAGATGGCCAATGGTCTTGGTTACGGACTACCTACTGTCCTTGTCTTTCTGAGGGCATTGGCAGATATCCATCAGAGCCATCACTGGTTGACCTATGGTGAGACTTACTACGCTGACCATCTCCTATTCCAGCGTCTGTATGAAGAGACGTCTGACGAGATCGATGGTGTGGCTGAGAAGGCTGTTGGTACTGGTGCCCCACTCGACAAGATGCACCCCGGGCTTCAAGCCAGGATCATTGCGTACATCATCAAGAAGTACTGTGGTGATGGGATTGTGTCCGGTGAGAGTGAGAACCCGAAGTCCTACCTTGAAGTTAGCCTACTAGCCGAGACCCAGTTCGTGGAGTGCATGTCTGAGGTCGCCAAGGTGATGAAGGAGAAGGGTGAGCTATCGCGGGGCGTCGACAATATGATGGCCGGCATCGAAGACAAGCACGAGAGTCACCTCTACCTACTCAGGCAGAGACTAGCCTAATCAACCCAAATCAAAATCATAACAGATGAAAAGGAATATGAAAATGGCAAACAAGAGTCCAGGTGTTGGTCTAGATGTGGGTACCATGAACTTTGTGGCCGCTAGGTACAAAGAGGATGAGATATCCCACAAGAGAGCCACCGACGCCTATATCGAGATAGACGCTGAGAACGTTAAAACATTGAAGATGAGTAACATCAACTTTGTTGAGTTCAAAGAGCAAAGCGAAGTTGTAGTGGTCGGTGACAAGTCATTCCAAATGGCTAACTTGTTCAAGCAAGAGGTCAAGCGTCCACTCTCCAAGGGTCTGATTTCTCCGGGGGCGCTAAAAGCTCAACACGTACTTAATCACTTGATTAGTAACGTACTGGGTGAACCATCGTGCAAGGGTGAGCACTGTTTCTATAGTGTTCCAGCTGATCCGATTGACTTACCCGACCAGGATGTAAAGTACCACAAGGACGTATTCAGTAGGATCATCACCAATTATGGGTATATCGCTCAACCTACGAACGAGGCCTTGGCCATCATCTACTCTCAGTGTTTTGACACAGAGTTCTCTGGGTTAGCCCTATCGTTCGGATCAGGGTTGTGCAACGTAGCTTTAGCTAACTTTGGAGTTATGGGTTTGAACTTCTCCATCGCTAGAGGTGGTGGGGATTGGATTGATGCTCATGCAGCAAAGGCGGTTGGCTCGACAGCGGCTAGAATGTGCACCCTAAAGGAGAAAGGGGAGTTCAACCTCGCCTCTCCGCCTAGTGGTAAACCAGACATTGAAGCTATAGCCCTCTATGTTAGAACTCTGGTTCGTCATTGCTTGGAGAAGATATCAGAGAGGGTCAAGCAGGAACAAAACGATCACTTGGATGAGCTACCCTTGGTTGTCTCTGGCGGCACCTCACTGGCTAAGGGATTCATGGATGTCTTCAATGAGGAATTCGAGACTATCAGGAGGAGGGGCTTCCCGATTCCTATCTCCAAGGTATTCAGGGTTGAACGACCTTTGGACGCGGTGGCAGATGGGTTGTTGCTGCTAGCTGAGCACGAGCACCGAGAATAATGTACTTTCACCTAATATCCTCGCTGAAGAGACGGCTCATACTTGAGTTGCAGGACAGCTTCTCCAGACATCCAGTTTATGAGAAGATCGTACCTTTCGTGCAAAACAAGTTCGCATTCGAGGAGCGGCCCCAGTATGGCATCGTAGTGAAGGGGTCGTCGGCGAACAAGGTCCAAGTGTCACCTCAGAACTTCCTTGGTACTGTAGAGAGCCATGTCATGCTGGCCTTCTACAATGAACCAGCCTACCTACTTGAGTGGGTGAAAGAGGACTTGATTGTGCTCAAGGAGTCCGGGGATTCGATGCCGATCCCCGCTGGGGTCTACTATATAGAGTGTCTCTCGGCTCCTACTGTTCCAGGAGAGTTCGGGGAGTTCATCATTGATCCACTCCTGACAATCACCGACGAACCCATCATCCAGGCTCAATCAGGGCCAGTGGTTTCGGCTACTATCCAGAATCAACCGGTCAAGGGGACACTTCGTATGTGGACCAACCGGAACCTCCTATTAGTAGAGGGTACTGACTACACGGTTGACTACGAAGCTCAGGAGATCACCTTTCACACGGGGTTCTTCCCTGGGGCTCTGATTACGGCTGATTATCGATACGCCGCTCCTTCGATAGGACCCATCAAGTGGTCGTGGAATACAGCAGACTGGAAGACCCTCCCTGGGGTGATACTCGCCTTTGGCAAGAGGGGTAAGCCCGGGGACAAGCAAGCGGTTGTCGTGTACTCAGACCGAGTGGAGACTGCGCAAGCCTTCGGTGGTCGGTTCGACGCTACCTTTGATTTGGATGTGATCTCTAGGGATCCTATTCAGATGGAAGAGATTGCGGATCTGGTCTTCATGTATCTCTGGGCTGAGAAGCGCAGCAACCTATCCTCTGAAGGGATTGAGTTGACCGATACTTCAATGGGCGGTGAGTCCGAGGAAGTCTACGATGAGGCTGCGGAGCTCTTCTACTACAACTATTCTATGAGTGTTGCAATTCAATCTGATTGGGAGATGCACCTTCCACTTCCCTACACAATTAGTAGGGCGTCGGCTTACACGAAGCCCAACGGGGCTTCTAGTATCCAAGCTCTTTCACAAGCTTCACTTTTCTTCAACACTACGCCTGTAATAGTCGGGCGAAATGCAAATTACGAACGGATCGGATGAAAGGGGTACTCTATGCCTCGCTATACCTTCGAGTGCGCACAATGCTCGACTAGGTTTGAACGCACATTGAAGCTCGGGGACAACCCGACACACCCATGCCCTTCCTGTAAGGAGGAAGCACCTCGGTTGTTCGATGGGACAGCCTTTGGGTTTGGGTTCAAGGCTGGTGGAGCTGCGCCGGCTAACTCAGGGGTTCATGATCAGGACTATCCAACTGCTGACAAGATAGTTGGTAGGAGTGCTGAGTCTCGATGGGCCACCTACAGAGAGCGGGATAAAGTCAAGAAGCAAGTACGAGAGGTTGGAGGTAGTCCAGCCCTTGAACGCCTTGATGGTGAAGGATACACAGAATACGCAGCAATGGGGCAACCTCAAAGGAATGCCCGCGCAAAACTAGTAGATCTAGCTGTGGGAGTCGAGCGGGGTTCACAAGTAAAGCCAACCCAATAAAGTCTTGTTCCCTGGAGTCAGAGTAAGTTCCTCCGGTTCTAAGGGGCCGGACATCCAAATGTAAATCCAGACTCAGATCGAATCGCTGTTCTATCTATTAGGTAGTCTTGACAGACTTCCAAGATCAAATCGAATCAGACCTGTTCAGACCAATTGAGTCAGGAGAGTCGGATGTCTTTTGGACCCTTCGCAACGTACGTTCCACCTGGTGTATACTCCCGCACACTGACCGAGGCCAATGTTGCTTCGCTCATTGCTGGCCTGCGGATACCGTTCATTATCGGTGTCGGTCAGGAAGAGCTGGAGCAAGATGATCTCGAAATGGTGCGTGGTTCTTCGTCTACTCTTGATGAGCAAATCGTCAATGAAGACGTAACCCTGCGCTGGATCGTGGATAACACGAACCCATCGAACCCCATTCTTGGGGCGAATGACGGGTCTCGGGTTACCTTCCAAGTCCGCAACTTCCCGTTGGTAGATGGCCAAGGTTTTGGTCGAGTTACCAATGATACACGGTCTGTTACTGTGACCGTGAATGGCAGCCCTGTGGCTGTTGGTAGTGTGCTCGGATCCTTGGGTGAGGTCACTCTGCAAGTACCACCTCAACCGACGGACACAGTCCGCGTCACTTACTACTTCCACCGAGGCGATACTGCCTTCACGGACGATGTATCAGCTCAGGTTTCAGTGATTGCTTCATCAATCACGACTCCAGGGTTCGAGCCCTTCGTCATCGTGGCGGGTGTCAATGATACACTGAAGGTAACGCCCAATAACGGGTCTGAGCAGACAGTGACGTTCGTTCCTGGGTCCTCAACGGCTTTGAGCCTGAAGACTCAGATCGATGCAGCCGCTATCTCAGGGCTTGCAACGTCAGTTTTTGCTGACAATGAAGGTCTCAACCACCTCACTCTTACGGCGGCTTCCTCGGTATTTATCGGTGCCGGCACAGCTAATGGTATCCTCGGACTATCCTCGGGTCAAACGGCGAGCGGTAACACTCAATTCCGTGTGTTCCAGCGTCCGATCGTGGACGGGACCTCCGGTGGCATCACCACTACCGACACTTCCAAGGTTGTGGTCAAGGTCAACAACGTCCAGGTCATCCCGACTGCAGTAGACGGGACCAATGGTATTGTGACTCTGGCCTTGGCGCCCCCTCCAGGCTCCACGGTTACAGTCAACTACTGGGCGAATACCTGGCAGGATACGTTTGACTACTTGCCAAATACCTTAGTAACGAATGTCATTCGTTGTGGGATTAGCTCGGGTCGATCGGATTACATCCAGAATCAGGACTTCGTAGTTGTTAACCCCTCTCCGGACGTCTCAATCGTCCACTGGGGGACCAGCTACTCGGTATCATCGACTCTCAACACCCCTGGAACTGAACCCCTCGATGCCTCTCAGATTGTTCCGACCTTGGTCGATGACAAGCTGTACTTGGTCGAGTGTGCTGCGTTCGTTGACACCACGGTCATTCCGGCCTCTGTCAGCAACACCGTGTTCATCCTCCCCGAAGTTCCAACGACGGGTAACGGGCGTGACAGTGTTCTCGGGCAGTCCCTATACAGCTCAGTAGCCAACAACCGTCAGGACCTCATTACGAATCGTCCAGACCTTATTGTGGCTAGGGTTGGTCGGAACCTCGAAGACGCTCTAGGGCGTCCAGCGGCTACCGTCCTCTCTGTGGACGGGCCCAACCGGAAAATCACTCTCAAGAATGCTCTTCCTCCGGACTGGACTGTCTTCGCTACCTTCTACTACAACAGGATCACGGACGACACCTACATCCTGACCAACAAGGTCCCAGGACCTCTTGGGGTTGGTCAGTACGAGGTCTTCTCGTCCTTGTTCAACAAGAACCTGTACCAGATTCGCTTTGGTACCAAGGGTGGAGGTCTGACTCAGATCGTCCAGTGGCCTCGTGGTGTTGAGCAGATCCCGGACGCCATGCATGTCGGTGGAACCCCCGTGAGCGAGACTGTCACGGTCACCTTCGGTCAAGCAGTGGCCCGGAATGCGGTCTACACGAACCTCGGTGCTCAACCCTATTCCTTCTACGTGGGCGCCTCCGATACTTGGAGGACCTCTGTAAACGGAACTACGATTTCAACCCTGTTGTCAGGGTCTACCCGAGCTTACTTGGTTAGTCAGGCTGTACCACTAACTGGTGGTAACATTACTATCCCAGTAGGTGGAGCCACCTTTAATCTCACTATCGACGGAGTGGCCCTCACGGTTTCACTTCCTGCTGGTGTGATTACTCCGGCGGCAGTAGCAGTAGCAGTCAATGCAGTCATTGATGCTAATGTGGCTTTCTCAAGTACAGCAGCCAACGACCTGTTCACGGCCATCCCAGGGCCAGGCTCGACGAGCACCTTCTTCGTAATCCGAGGGTACTCAACTCCGGCTTCGGTCCCAGGTGGTCTCGACCATAACAGTAACGTCACCATCAATCAGGGTACTGCTGAGACCCTCCTTGGGTTCACTACGTTCCAGACTGCTGCTGGTACTGTAGGTGCCCTCGATAAGCCGGCAACATTGATTGGTTCAGTTCCTGGAACCTTCAATATCACTGCTGGCCTGAACGATATCTTCAAGATTCGAGTCAACGGAGTTGACTTTCAGGTCACTCTACCAAACGGTGCTTCCGTAGCAACTAGCGCGGTTGTAACGGCTGTCAACTTGGTCATTGGCTCTCAGGGTACGGCTTCGGTCGGAACTCTGGGGAACTTGAACAAGCTCAGAATCACCAGTGTAGACGGCTCTCCTCAATCTACCTTGTTGATTCAGGACGGTACAGCCAATGAGCTTCTCGGGTTCACCGAGGGTGAGTTTGCTAGTCAGACCTTGGTGAGTGTTCAAGAGGTGGTTGATCGCCTCATGGATACAACGGGGTTTGCCGTTACAAACTGGGGAACTCCAGGAACTGTTGGTCACGTAGCTCCTTCTCCAAATACGACAGGTTGTGTCGCCTATCCGGATGTCATCAATAGTCAGACCTATCTGACTATTGAGTCACTCACTACTGGCGCAACGGCATCGAGCGTTGGGTTCGTTGGGGGTACTCAGTCGGCGTTCAACACGACAACTGGGACTGGGATTGTACCAGGGACCTCTGGCGACAATGGGGAGAGTGCTACCAACAACTTCGTAGTCACCTCCTCGAATCCAAATGGTTCGTCAGGTACTGGGTTCCCAGGACAGACCTATACGGATTCCCGTACTGGTTTGAGGTTCAGCATCCTCCCGTCCACTACTCAGTATGCAAGTGGTGGTACTTTCACCCTCGTCATCTCCCAGACCTTCCAGGTTAACCCTGGAATCCCGTACTACTACATCCCTGGTTTGGAGACTATCGTCACCAATACTGTGAATGTTGGGGTGAATGACACGGCAAATGTCCAGACCTTCAACCCGTCTGGTCTCGAGCCGAAGAACGGTGACTACTACTACATCTCGTACCGCTACATGAAGCAGGACTTCTCGACGCGGATCTTCACCACGTTCAAGACCATCGAAGCAAACTACGGTCAACTCAATGCTGAGAACCGAGTAGTCTTGGGCGCGTACTTGGCGATCCTCAACGGTGCAGTCTTGGTGGGAATCACCCAGGTGCTAAAGGTTCCGAACACGAACCAAGCGGCAGCCTCCTCGTTCATCACGGCTATCCAAGGTCTGGCAACTCCCCTACCAGGGAATGTCAAGCCCGATGTCCTCGTACCCCTGAGCACTGACACTGCGGTTTACTCGGCTTTGACTCAGCATTGTGAGGTAATGTCGAATATCCGCAACCAGTCCGAGCGAATGGGTATGATTGGCTTTGCAAGTGGGACCTCTCCGACCACAGCTCAGTCAGTCGCAAAGGGCCTCTTCAGTTCAAGAATCGTGGCTTTCTACCCAGACTCCTCTGTGGTTACCTTCACGGATGAGTTGGGCAACACCTTCGAGTCCTTGGTTGACGGGACCTTCTACGCGGCGGCCATGGCTGGTGCGGTCTGCTCACCGGCGGTTGACGTTGCAACCCCGTACACTCATAGGCAGCTCCAAGGGTTCACTCGAATCCCGAGGATCATGGACCCGGTGGAGGCCAATCAAACGGCCGTCGCTGGTATCACGGTTCTAGAAGATCTGCAGCCTATCATCAGGGTTCGTCAGGGTCTCACGACCAACATGACGTCGGTCCTGACTCGGTTGCCGACAGTGACCCAGATCGCCGACTACGTTTCGATTAGTTCGAGGTCGGTCCTCGATGCCTTCGTAGGTACGAAGTTCCTCGCCAGCAGGACCAATGAAGTCGAAGTCAGCATGACTTCGTTGTTCAAGCAGTTGATTCAACAGGAGATTGTGGCTGCCTTCACTGGCATCTCGGCCACGGTCGACCCTAATGACCCAACTACTCTGAACGCCGAAGCGTACTACCAGCCGATATTCCCGCTGTTGTACCTCGTCTTGACCTTCAACCTGCGCGCCAGGATCTGATAGTCCAGGCAATGACTGAAGGCTCCTTGGTGGTAACACTGAGGAGCCTTGTCGTATGCGGACTCTAGCATAAATCCCTTGTGGGTTGGCTTTGGTTGTAGTACGTCCATAACGTGGGAATTGAAGGCATGCTAATCCCGATCACCAAAAAGGTAGCAATCAATGAGCCCGAGAATGATGATGACCTGGAGATCGGTGAGTTTCAGGTAGCTGAATACATCATTTTTCTCCTGGCTCTTGATACCTATGAACGGTACGCTGAGGAAACTTCTGGGGTTGATGATGTTGAAGACGCCCTAATCAGACGGGGTCTCAAGATCCTTCGAATGGCAGATACTCAGATCGATCAGTATCGAGAGTATCTGGAGACACACCTATCCAAAGAGTCTCAGAAGACCATGTTGCGCCGGGCTCTGAACTTGAAGGTGTTCAACCCCGCGGGGGCAGCTCGACGCGCGCTACAGTTCCGAACGCTTCTCACTAGAGGTGGGGCCCAGACTGTCAAGGGTATCTTGGATAACCCCAAGTATGTTCGACAGGTCAAGGCTGCAATCTCTGCCTCAATGTTAGAGGATGCAGACAAGGCTCTTGATATCTTCGATGCTATCCCGTTGATCAACCTCCGGATGCGGAGTTGGATCGACGCTGCTGCTAAGCAGGCGGGGTCAGGTGAGTATGCTCCAACCCCAGTAGATAGCGCTTCAAATGAAGTTGCTGCCTCGAATGAGATCAATACTACTAGTATTAAAGAGGTTGCCGAGCAGGGTGCGCAAACAAGTCGGGACGAACAACAATCTAGATCCTTGATGCTCACCAAAGTCCAAGCCAATGCTACAGATGCGGCTCGGAAGTCCTTGGAAGTCAACAATATACCGGATGATCCTCCAAAAGAGTCCAAGGTGGTTGGTATTGCGACAGCGGCAGCCGTGGCGGCTATCAGCGACCCCAACCTCATCCAGAATATTCCCATTCCACTCCGAGAGCTGGATGATGAGCAACGAGCTGCAGCCCTCACCGGGGGTCGAGTACGGGTGGCTGCCGGGGCTGGCTCCGGTAAGTCCACAACCCTGGTCGCGCGTATTGACTTCCTTGTGAAGGATGGTCGGGTTAACCCGGCGCGGGTCATGGCATGTTCCTTCAACCGTAAAGCGGCCAATGAGCTGAAGGACAAGATCGCTAAGAAGGTCGGTGAGGGGGCTTCTGGAATCCAGGTCGGGACGATGCATTCGCTATTCGCGAAACTGATCGTCGGGACCCGAGACACCCCAGGCTTTGGGACACGGGAGGAGCAAGATATGCTCCGCGCGCCCAGGCTCATTGCTCCGACTGGCAGGGGAGTGAAAAGTATCAACCCAGCTTCTCTGTCCCAAGCTATCCGCAACATGTGGACCGAGTGCGGACCAGACTCCTTGGTCTCGAAGTATGGATACCCGCGGTCTTGGGTGACTGAGCCCCCCAAGGCCAAGAAGGCAAACCTGCTCCTCAATGCGTGGCGCGGTAACGACGTCACCCTCGAACAAGCTAAGGCTTCGGTAACCTCCAAAGCGGAAGCTCAGGCGGTAATCTGGTACGAGATGTATTTGGGTCTCAAAGGGGACATCCCCGGGTGGCGCCCTCCATGTAACCCCTCGAAGCCATTCGAGAGCTTCATGAGCCGGAACCGTAAGGGTGGAGAAAGACTCGGGGATCTCGACGATATGTTGAAGGTCCTCCGTGACATCCTAGTAAGAGATCCGAAAGCCAAGGCCGCTATCCAGGGCATGTATGACCACATCTTGGTCGATGAAGCTCAGGACCTCAATACAGTCCAGCATCAAATCTTCGCCATGATGTCTGAGCAGATTACTCAAGACTCAAAGGACAAGTCGATCTGGATGGTGGGTGACGAGAAGCAAGCCATCTACCAGTTTCGTGGTGCAAAACCTGAGTTGTTCCAAGCACTTGATGATGGTTGGACAACGCGGAACATCCGCACCAACTATCGATGTCAGCCCGAGATTGTGGAAGCGGCCAACACACTCATCGCCCATGACAGTGATGGGACCGTGGTTGCCTCGATGGCGGACCCGCGCAAGGACCGAGGTCGAGCCTCGATTCAAGTATCTACTCCTGAAGACAACGTCGAAGCCGCTATTGAGACTGTTGGGCGGTACCGAAGGGACATTGATGAGGGGGCGGACGCTGAGAACTTCGCGGTACTCGCACGCACCAACGCCGAGTTGAATGACTTCGAAACTGCCTGTATTATCAATGAGATACCCTATGTTCGACGGGGAGGGAAGGGCTTCTTGGAGGCCCCCGAGTCTCGCGCAGTACTTGGGTTCATCGACCTAGCTGCTGGTAACGACTACGAGAAGATGAAGAAGTCCCTCGTAGCTGCCCTCATGAAGCCTGACCGTGCTCTATTCATGGGGCCTGATGACGTCGAGAGGGCGGTTGATGAAGCCCTCAACGATGTAGCTCGCCGGGAGCGAGTGGATGTTAAGTCGGTTCGACCTGACATCCTCTTGGAGTCCAGGTACGTTCGTATGCTGGCCGAAAAGCTGAAACTGCCCTATCGTCTCAAGATTATTGCCTTTGCTCGCGGCGATACAAGCAAGGGCGAGTGGATGTTTGGTAAGAGAGTAGATGAGCTGGCCGACAACCTTCGAGGGATGGCGGCTAATGTCCGGGACCTTCGATCCTTCATTGGGGAGAACAAGCCCACTGATGAGCTGCTCAATTACCTACTCGACAACATGAAGTCCACAGTCACGAGCTGGGACGCTACAGCTAGAAGAACGGTAACTGAGACCACCTCCCTTCGAGAGCAGATCACGAATAATGTGGCTGTCTACTCCGAAGACGAGGATGATGAGGATGAAGACGAGACCAAGGAATCAATCCCCCCTGAGCTTGGAGAGGAGGGTGTCATGCCTACCAAGACCAAGCCTCAATCGGTTAAGGGTCTTGGGGCGGTCCAGTTCCTCTTTGCTCTCTCGAAACCCAATGAGCATGACCAGGCGAATGTAACAGACCCAGCTGTTGCACAAGGATTTGTTCAAAAACTTGGGCGTTATACGAAGATCGCTGAGACTCTCCGAATTGACCCAGACAAGTGGGAAAAGGAGCAGCAGAAGCTCGACCCAGCAGTTCGAAGGGACAAGCCACCGGCTATCTCCTTGTCGACAGTGCATGCGGTCAAGGGAGCTCAGTGGAAGAACGTGACGGTCCTCATGCCCAAGGGTATCTTCCCTATGGAACGCAAGCCCAAGGCTGATGAGCCTCCACCTGACCCAGTTGTCGAGATGGCTCGAATGAAGGCAGAGAGGAACTTGGCCTATGTGGCTCTCACTCGGGCTGCAGTAAACCTCGAAGTGAGTTGTCCGATGAGTAAGGGTATCAGCCCGTTCGTTTTTCAGGCTGGGTTGACCCCTGGAGAGAATGTACCTAAGCCTGGTGCGGATCACGACGAGGAAGTGGCTAAAGAAGCTGCCACTACAGAGATCTGGACCCCTGCCCACATCGAGGAGTACTAAGTCATGGCCGCCCAGTATACTGAGATCTCTGGGACCGAGATGGAGACCTTCCTCAAGAGGGCTTTCCGCGCGCTACGCCCTGAAAAGGGGTTGCAGAACAAGGAGATCTATTACGACTTGAAGTTGAGCCCGACTGTAGTCATTAAGGTTTGGACCTCGATTAGACCTTGGGGTGCATCAGCTGGCGTGGGTAAGGATGCTATTCGAGTCCAATTCTTCGGAGCTAGAGTTAATCGCCCCCTCGTTAGCGGGAAAGCTCCAATCGTAAAGCGAACTCAGAATTGGCGTAATCTACTTCAGGACAAGATTGAAGAGTATCTAGAACTCTATGAGGAGAAGGCTGAGTATTGGGATGAGCGCGGTGGCGCTGATCCTGGGTCCAAGGGGCCTCCGGCTTCCGACAAGCAAATCAGGTTCCTCATGTCTATGGCGGCCAAAGCTAGTGAAGAGCAGTGGCTCGATACTGATCTTAGGTGGCCGGTGAACGAGCAAGAGATCAAGACCCTTACGAGCAAAGAAGCTAGTAAGGTAATCGAGATCCTCTTGAGTCATGGTCTTGGGAATCGCCGGTACGCTACAGAGATAGTTGGCGAACCAGATATCCGTGCGGTCCTTCGTGAGCAGGTCAGAGCCTCATTGCAAGGTGACTTGTTCCAAGACCGTGGAGCATGTGACGGGGCTTGTGGGAAGACCGAGTGCACCTGTGGTGGTACTTGCAATGGCAATTGTACCTGTGGCAAGAAGGCTCCTGTTGTTGCTCAGGTGGTTACTGCTAGTACTTGGAAGGCTCCTGACACAGACTTCGATGCCGTTATCGCTTCGATACTCGATGACATCTCGGTGTAACTCACTGGGTGGAAGAGCTACGATTTCAGGTTACTATAGGTCAGGAAGTACCGACTCTCAGTGAAGAGTCGGTCTGCTTTGAGACTGGTGCAAACCCTCAACAAGTAGGACCTGGAGTATATGAGCATCATGGGGACGGGTTTGATCAGTTCACTCCTGGCGCCCTCACTAGGTTGTTCGAGGACCTTATCATCGGTACGAAGCTACCACTCACACTATCAACCACTGAGTTACGAGCTCCGGATACAGTCCTAGCGATAGCCTTGTTTCTTGATCGAAGTCTCTTGATACTTCCTGCAACACCTGGATTGGTCTACGGGGTTGATCTTGCTCATCGGTTTGGGCCCCAGCTACTCTCTCATCTGGACCCTATTGTCTCAGGTTTTTTCAAAGCCTTCCCTCGTTTTTTCACTCCTGAGCTAACTAAGCGTGAGAATGGGGACCGGATCACTACTATGGTCCAATGGATTCATGAGTACCTAACAGAGGGTAAGATCCCTAACCTTGGAGGGGTGGCGCCCGAGGTTCGAGTACTTGATGTGGGGACTAATGGGTTCGTACTGGCTGAAGCCTTGACCCTCACGATTGATGCTTGGGAGGTGCTTTATCGAGAGGGGTATCTCCGTGGGATCTTATTAGGGCCAGAGGTTAATGGTCTTCGTCAGGTGCTAGCCTCTAGGAAAAGTGAGAGATCCTGGGAAGGACTCCCTAAGGCGGTCCCGTTTCTGAATGAGCTAGAAGCGTTATCTGGTGGGAATCCCGAGTGGAAGTATGATGATGGTTTCGTGTACTCTCCTTCTGTAGGTACTAATATACTAGTATCCCACCTGCTGAAAGTGTTTTTAGGGATCTGATTAGTGTCCCATGTATCTTATCTCCGGTTACACTACATCAGAACCACCTGCTAGGGGAGATACTCCTCCCATTGGATATGAGCTTGAGTTTGAGTCACTACCAGCTAGTGACACAATCCCATGCCCTCCACCCGATTGGGAAGAGTTAGAGCTTGAGTAATCTTGTTGTCACAAGTCCAGTGTAGTTAGTCCGAAGTACTCGCGCGCTTGGACGAAGATGGCTCAACACTCCCTCGTAACAGTAGCTACCGATGGTTTCCGTGATTATGTTGACCTTCCTGACGGAAGAAGAGTCAATCTAGGATCGGTCTCTGTCCTCAAGTTGGTATCCTCACTAGTTCGAGGCTCTTACCAGTGCCGTAGAGCGCTTGATACGTTTCTCAAGAAGAAACAGGCAATCATAGCTGTGGATCTGTCCGCTTTAGAGGACATGTTGAGACCTAAGCGTGCTCGATGGGCAGCTTATGGTGATCCGTTTATTCCAACTGTTTCAGTGATTGCCCAGTCCTCTGGGGTCACGCAACCAGATAAAGGCGCTAGTATGGACGCTGAAAATGCTCAGAAGGAAGCGATTAGAGCCCAGATTGCTGAGCTTGAGAGTCAAATTGCCCTGATTGAGCAAACTGCCAAAGAGCATGCTTCCGGGTCACAGAGTAGTGAGCAGCTTCAGGGCTCTGTTGAGTCGTTGAAGCGTCTTGTGTTTGAGCTTGGTAAGGAGCCCAAGGGGCAGAGCGACAATCAAGCCTTCTACTTCAAGCTCGCTGGGCTCGAAGAGACCGTATCGAGGATTGAGGGTTGTGGTTGCGCCACAGAAGAGGATGTAGCTGCCTTCCACGCGACAGCCTCAGACTTGTTAGTTGAAGTCACTGGGATGACCATTCAGGCCGCGGTGGACAAGGATGTTTTGGAAGATCTCGACGTGTTCATGGAGAATACAAGATCCTTGGACGCGAAAAAGATGAATATAATCAATAACTTGAAGCGGAAGATTGAAGCTGGCAACTACGATGCTAGCCAGGCTCCTAGAGCATGGATGCATTGGATTGAAGACGGAATCAAAGCTTACGCACGTGAGTTCTCAGTTAACCCTAGGAGCATGTTCCCAATGGATCTCAAAAACGCACTAGCTGATAGGCTAGCCCAGAGGTACGAGGAATCCATCAAGAATGGTGACTTCGGAGACGTTACCCCGAAGACAGCTAGTGAGGGTGAGGTTTCAGGGCCAGCTCCTGAGGTTGCCAAAGACACGGGTATTCAGGACCCGTACAAGGGCAAGCCATTGAGCGACAATGACACCTACTACAAGCTTGCTGACGAGACCGACGTCGGTACAGCTCCTGTCGCTGGTGCCTCTGAGGAGGTTGCCAAGACGACTAAGGTTGAAAACCCCTACAAGGGTAAAGACCAGAGCAAGAACGAGACGTACTACAAGCTGGCAGCCTCAGACGTACCGTTCATCAATGAGGCCTTTGCTGACTCGGTGATGTCCAAGGTTGAGTCAACCTTGAGAACTGTCGAAGCAAGTGCAAAGAAGGGTACTGAAGTTGCCCGAAAAGACTTGAACATCATTGCATCAAGGTTGGCGACACTCATCGAGGCATCAAGCCTTGATGATCCATCTCTCAGCGTAGCTCTACGTAAGCTGTCTGGGATGGTTGACCAGATCCAATCTCACTTTGCGACTTGAGCTGACCATCTAGACTTTTAATGGAGAAACAACATGGGATCGCCTCGTGATCTAGACACCTACATCTACAGAATGGGTACCGCCCCGAACACTCGGTATGCGGTTTCGCAGAAGAACAAGGTGTATGCGTACATGGTCGGCAAGAACAAGTTCCAGCAGATCGGTGCTGTTTCGGAATTTGGATTTGACGAGACTCGTACCATTGACCCGGTGCGTGGGGTTGGTTTCGGTGACATGGTCTCCGAACTCGTCCCTGGCGTCACTGAGCCGATGACCTTGACCTTGAACCGTACCCTCATGTACACGGTCAACATCTTCCAGGTGTTGGGCTACAAGGGTGGTATTGAAGGCCTTGCAAGGTCCCTGCGCCACCACCGATGGCCCTTTGACATCAAACAGGAGTTGGTCTTCAGTGAGATCAGCTCGAAGGAGGATATCGTTGGAGTACCCGTTGCGGTAAAGAGCGCTCAGTCTCAGCCCAATGGTGTGAACAACATGTACGCCAACGACATCAAGGCTCTCTTCACTTTCTTCGAGGGTTGCTGGCTCAACAGCTTCTCCGCTTCGTTCACGTCGGATGCCTCAATTGTAGCAGAGAATAGCTCGGTTACGGTGACTGACATCATCGACGGGGTTTCCAACTACGGAGAGTTCATCGACACAGGTCTATCACCTGCTGGTGGTGGAACTGCAGGCGCTGGGTTCTCGCTTAGGTTTGCAGGTGGGGCACAGCCCAGAACTGGGCTAGTGACGTAATTTCGTGGTTATCTCCGAGGCAATTAGATGAGATGGACCAGCGGACACGGATGTAAATGTAGACGATATCAAATCAGATCCAGATCACTTCGACCCATTCTCCACACCTTGTGGAGCCTAGATCATAAGTTCTAGCTGGGATGTAGATGTAAATTCTCTCTACCGTTCTCCCGCGAAGTCCTTCTCCGTCTCTATTTAGAGGTGTGAGAATGGCAACAAGAAGACTAAAAGCAAACAAGATCAAAGACGCTATCCAGAAGGCTCAACGAGTAGGTGAGGCAGAAGAGAAGTTCACAATAGATGGTTGCGAAGTCGTACTGCGGAGCTTGCAACCTGGTGAGTATCAATCGGTTCTGGACGATATCGAAGATCTCGAAGATGCCGCCTACATGAACGGTTATAGGTTCGGCCACTTGAGCCGGTCCCTAATCGAGATCAACGGTGAGAGTCTTCGAGAGTTCGACTTCATTGAGGTCGAAGAAGAGGTTGAGGTTGAGGGGGTAAAACAGCTCAATACTATTGCTCTTGAGCGCCACAAGTTTGTAGCCGACTACATCCTAGCTAGTTGGTCCATCCCAGCGGTTGAAGCTGCATTCCGTAAATTTGGGGATGTGGTCGACCTGGCTGATGCAAAGGCAATTCAAGGGATTGAGTTCCGTCTCCCAGAGGAGACCCCTGAGGACAAGTTCCGGCGGCTACTGACTGAGGCCAAAGATCTCGAAGGGCAAATACCATTCGAGTTAGTGTCTCGTATCCTCAGCGAGGTTGGCTACATGTCCAAGTCCTCTAAGGAGGAGCTCGAGTCAGTGGATGCTCGCCTAGCGAGTGTAGCGTCTGAGACCGACTCTGACCGCTCTAGGGTGGCTTCCCACGAGCCTTCCGGTCCCGCTGCGGCCCCTACTTCGTCCCAGGTTCGAAGCGCTCCACAAGTGACTAGGGTCCCACTAAACCAGATGCCAGTGAGTGTTCCAACTCAGGTGGCTAGGGTCGAACCAGAACAATCTCGAGTACCCGCTATCCCGCTGTCCCCAGAGGTATTGCGTCGAGCGCGCGACCTGGAGGCTCTAGAAGGTAACCTACCAGGTGCACCCTCGGCTGTTCAGTCCTATCAAGGCGAAGTAGAACGCATGAGTGGGTCCTCCACCGGACCAGCCATCCAAAGCTCGACAAGGGTCGCTGAATCCGTTCCTGGCACTGCTGTTGTCTCCAGTGTTGGGTCTCCGAAGGTTGAACCAACTAGCTTGGGATCAATCCTCGACCGTAACCCATCAGGAGGGGTTAATCCTAGATATCGACCCCCGCCGAGGGTTTGATCTGTGCGCCATCTCTCCGTCACCGACAGGATCAATCAGATTGTGGAGGGGGCTGAGGAAGCCATTGCTTCAGAAGAGGTTGACCCTGAAAACATTCAGATCACCGCTCCAAAAGAGCCTGAGGTAGATCCTAGGATCTACCATAATGTAGAGAGTCTACTCTTCAGAGGCTTTCTTGCGCTTCCAGCTACTATCAATGGAGTTCAGTTTGTCTTCAAGTCGATCAATCACAAGGAGTTTGAGTATCTCCAGTGGATAGCTGGCCCCGTAGGAGACGTTTCGGGTAAGTCTGTCGACCGGTACTACCGCTCCTTCATGGCCTACGGCGTATTCATGATCGATGGCCAAAATATCCTCTCTGATAGAGAGGTGTGGGTTCCTCAACTTGAGGATATGTTCTCGGCTTTACCAGCAGGAGCCAAGTCGAAAATCATTCAGTACTTGTCCGAAGTGAATCAAAAGGCCTCGGATGCTGTGATCCTTACTGAAGCTTATCAGGTTGAGAACTACTCTCGATATCGTTGGAACCAATTCAAGGGTTTGGACCTAATGTCCACCTCGTGCACTGGGATCGCTGGGACTCAGTCCTTAGGTCTCAATTACGCTCAACTCGCCTGGAGAGCCATCAATCAGTATGAGGACATGAAGGATTCAGCTGAGCGTGAGTGGGATAATGCCAAGTTCATCGGCTCGTGTTTTGCTGGTAGGGAGATCCGAAAGATCTACAGTCAGGACAAGGATCGTAGGATCAAAGAGCGTCAGGATAAGATCCAGCGACGGGACAAGGTGATTCGTCAGGTTGTACTCCGTGAGAGTCCTGACGAAGCTGAGACCAGAGGTCGATATGTGATGAAGGTTGCTCGAACCGCTGACGAGCTTGCGGCCCAGCTTCAAAGCAGCCTTCGTGGTGAGCAAGATTGGCATGATGAGGTTGTTGCTCGTGAAGAGGCTCGTAGAAGAGAGCAGGTACTTGAACGTCAGCAAAAGCTCAAGAACTTGTATGAGGATAAGCTAAAAGACTCTCCGCTTCCGTACGTGGCATCAACTAGTATGGAGGGTTTGAGTAAAGCTGAGGTTGAGGACAGGATCAAACACAAGAAACAGCTAGATGCCCAACGGGCTGCTGCGACGATCGTCTATCCTGAGATGATGGACGATAGAATGGAGATGTTTCTCAACAAGTACATGAACCAAGAGGACAGCACTTATCAAACGTCTGGGGTGGGTACTACTGACCGTGACCCATCCGAGATCAGGGCCCTACCCCAGCCTCGACCTACTGCGAAACCGTTTAGGAGATGATTTGTGGCTAAAGATCGAGAAGATATCGAACTAGCGTTCAATGTCGAGCTTGAGACTCGCAAAGCCATGCGGTCTATCTCCAACATTGACAAGCAGTTGCGGAAGACTGTTAGCAGTAAGCTACAAATCAAGGCCTTCGATTCAAAGGCCGTCAAGGTTTTCACGAAGGAGCTAGCACACTCGAAGCGTGTGCTTCGTGAGGTAGCCTTCTCGATGTCCCCCAGCAAGCGAGCCAAGTTCAAGAAGGACTTTGCTGAGATGGGAAAAGCCTACAAGGTACTCACCCTCACGGTAACCAAAGAGAGAAGTAAGATCTCTGCACTCGAGAAGAGGATGCAGAAGACCGATGACGAGTTCTTGAAAAAAGCTCTTGAAAACCAGATCAAGATTGAGAAGAAGGCTAGTATCAAGGCAGTCAAGGCTCAACGAAAGATCTACGCTGACAAGAGAAGTTCTTTTGGCAAGAGGTTGGTATCCTCGGGTGGCGGAGCCAACATTGAAAAGCGGACTGAGCAAGCCAATGCTGCCAAAGAGTTCATTAGTGGGATTAAGTCTCACAAGACAGGCGCTGAGCTTGCTGAGGGGTTCAAGGAAGCTGTTGGCGCCATGTCGAGCAAGGACATCTTCGGACTCGCCAAGGCTGGAACGAAGATGGGTGGTGGACTCCTCAAGGGGTTAGCCAAGGTCTCTATGTCCCACGGGGCTAGTATCTCTGCCAAGGGCAAAGACATGGGTGGCGGGATGGGAGCTGCGCTCAAGGGCCTCGGTGGGGCAATGAAGGGCGTTGGTCCTCTTCTTGGGACTATAAGCAAACTTGCACCCATGCTTAGCTTAGTAGGTAGCTCACTATTCGCTTTGGTTAAGCTATTCCTCGATGCCGATGCTGCAGTCAAGGAGATGAATCGTACGGTACTAGAGGGAGGATCCACGTGGGATACTTATGCCGCCAGCGGGAGAAACGTGGAGGCTGGAATGGGGCACCTCGACAAGTCACTACGTCGGTTACGGGACGAGACCACTGACTTGAAGATGAACCTCGACATGGGGACTACAGCCAAGGACCACCAGCAGGTGATCAACACCCTCGAGCGAGAGGGTATCACTTTGGAGAAGTTGACCGTCAGCTTCGATAAGTACACGGATATCTCCAAGCAGTCTATCGTTTACTCACGATTGTTCGGTGTTACAGTTGACGAGATTGCCCAGATGCAAGCTGAGATGATGCAGCAAATGGGCTCAGGTCTCAGCGACCTGGCTAAGGAGTTCGATCTGATAGGTCGATCCGCAGAGGATTCAGGCATTGCTCAGAACAAGTTTTTTGCAATGCTTCGTGGGGTCTCCTCAGATCTAGCCCTCTATGGGGTTAGGCTCGGAGAGACTACTAAGATGCTTGGTCAGTTAGGGAAGGTGATGAGCCCTCGGACAGCTCAAAAGTTCCTGACCGAGTTTGCCAAGGGCTTCAAAGGGACCTCAGTCCAAGATCGCTTGAAGGCTGTACTCATGGGTGGCTCGAAGGGCATAGATGTCCTCAAGAAGAGCGTAAAGGAGCAGAAAGACGATCTTGTAAAGCAGATTAGTAATGCTTCGGGTTTGGGTGCCGATGACGCTGCAGAGATCCTCAGAGGTAAGAAGGTTAAGGGCGTAAGTCTAAAGAACCTGGAAAAGGGCGGCAAGATCCAAGGTGGTGGGGCGATGCAGGAGGCCTTCCAGAACCTTGATCAGGCCACAGAGCAGCTAAAGCATGGCACTTATGGGGCCGCGATGGCTCTCGAAAATGTTGGTGGCTTCGCCGCTCACAAGCATCGTCAAGCCCAGCTCAAGTCAATGTCCGGGATTGGTAGCTTCGAGGAAGCTATGAAAGGTGGCGTTGGAGGGGAGCGATGGGCTTCACAAGCGGCAGGTGGTGAGGAGCAAGCTAAGGCTGAGGTAGCAATAGAGCGTGCTATCAAACAGCAGAAGAACGACTTGGTTGGTGCAATTGATGGCACCACACAGGAGCAAGAGTTCCTCCTGTCAACTCTGAAGAAGTACGGCAAGATTGATCAGAAACTTGGCGTTAAGGACTTGGATTCACAGAAGGACATGGTCGCCAAGCAAGTTGAGTCACTCTCTGAGGACCAACTTTGGCAGAGCCTCGATGCTAAGAATGCTGAAGCTAATAAGTCCCAGGCTGAAAAAGACGCTGATGCCATGCGTAAGATGGGTGAGGAGCAAGGACAGCGAACTCAGGCTATGGTTGACAAGCTAGACCTGATCTTCGATGCCTTGTACAACCGAATATACGGCATATTGATGGATATCTCCAATATCTTCAATACCAAGTTCGGTAAGAAGTCCGCTATCAGAGAGAGCGCTCTAGGGTCAAAGAACTCTGAGGTAGTTGGGGCTTGGGGCAGGTCTGGGGGTGACGTCGGTAAGTACATGGGTGAGCTGTCTGGAACTGGAGCCGCCAGGAACATTGACTCCCTACTTCACTCGAATAACTCTGATGACAGGGCCAGACAAGAGGCGATGAAGTCTAACATTGCAGGGGCCTTCACCGGTGACTCTGTCTCAGGTAATCTTGAAAAAGATCTAGAAGAGGCTCTTAAAGCGTCTGGTATTGGTGGGAGTGATGCAGCTAGGATCATGTCTGCTAAGAAAAGTGTGTCTTCAGTAGGGGCTTCGATTTCTGCTGGTGGTTTGAGTGATAAAGCTGAGGCCGACCTCTATACCAAGTTGGGTCTGTGGTTCACTGGAGCTACAGGTCGGACTATGCTGATGGATCAAGCTGGTGGTGGTGGATCACCCAGCGCTCAACAGCATGCTGCAGCCAAGAGCGAGAATCCAGGTACAGGAGGGGCTGCGGTTCCTGTTGCTCCTACCTCTACTCCGGCGGCCTCTACATCGCAGACTCCGGCTGGTGGAGGCTTCTTCAGTCCGGCAACAGCACCCCAGCCTGACGAGAAGAAGATGAACGAGGCTGTCCTTGATAGTATCGACTTTACTGGCGATACCCTAGTCAATAGCCTTCAAGATTTGTGGAAGGCGATGAGGGTAAAGGGAATTAAGCTCGATAAGGTACAGCTCAAGGGTGAGTACCAGGATGTGATCTACAAGGGGGCTCAGCAAGCTCTGTTTGAGTACGCACTCTACACTGCACAGAACCCAGCTGAGACCTTGAAGAAGATGAAAGACTCGGGGTTTGGTGGTCTTGGTGAGATGACTGAATCGTTCCAGAAACAACAATCAATAGCCAAGATTCAGGGTCAAGACACCCTCATGGGACCTAATGCTGCTGGGGGGATCGTCACAGGGATCAACGGTGGGCTAGCCAACGTCAATCCAGCTCCAGGCGAAGGACTCACCTCGATTGGGCGCGGAGAGAGGATCGTACCTGCTGGTGGTGGGGGAGGCTCTGGGGACATTCACCTTCACGTCGACGGTATTGGTGGGGCGGACCTTGCGAACTATCTCAAAGGCAAGATTGCTCAGGGAGTTCACGAGTACAAGCGTAGGGAGAAGTTCAGCTAATGCCTTACATCTCCTCAGCTAACCAATCAAACTTCACGCCCATCGAACCGTTGGGTAAGCCAGTCTATGTTCATGGTGCTGACACACGCAAGCATTTCATTCCACTAGCTTTCCAAGTAACCAGTCCCTACGATGTCAACAAGGCTTTACTCCCGCATGCCCTCGTATCCCATGTGAACCCATCGAGCTTCGACGAGACCTTCAACAAGAAGGTCGAAAGAGCTCCTACACGTGGTGGCTATGTAGAATGGCACTGGGGTGATGACTTGAGCGAGATCTCTTGTGAGCAGTCAACCGGTGCCTTCATCAACCTCTACACTGGGCTTTCATCCTTGTTGCGCCAGAGGACAATTGCTTGGGACCGTTATCGGGACTTGTATGATCTCTACCGAAACAACGCTAGTATGTACCACCCAGACGGGTCCATCGTGCGCCAAGGTTGGATACTTCTGATGTATGATCGGGGGACATATATCGGAAGTTTCCGTAGTTTTTCAGTTGAAGAGACTGACGATAGCCCGTTTGCTTTCAGGCTCTCGTGGACCTTCAAGGTTGAGAGGATCATTCATCAGATACCCCAGAACTCTCGAATGATCCCATTCAGAAGTGCGGCTTTTCAATCCCAGAATCGTTCCACTTCAGGTGCTTTGAACCCCTCGAGTGGAATCAAAGTAGCTTCACCCGGTGGTACTCCAGCAGTCCCTGGAACTCATGGGGACGTCATTGATTTAGGTTGAGTGAGATCATGGCAGGCAACGAACCAAATCCACAGGGCTACTTGGACTTTTGGGGGTCAACCCCAAATGATCCTACAAGTGCACAAGGGAAGACCTTTGCTCCAATTAGTACTGGAAACTCGATTGCCAATCCACTTCCGCCTCAACTAAAGGGAGGGTCAAATCGGGTCATCAACCAGATAGAGCAAGCGGCTGACTACTACGGGCCGATGTTCTACCAGCTCTTGGGGTTCCACTCCTCCCTAGAGCTAGACAATGACCTCAACACCAACTTCATCCCTATTTCGCAGACCAAGTCAAATCCTAAGTTGTTCGTAGTTGGACTCATACCCCCGACTTCAAACATCACCGGACGAGTACTGGACAGATCAGCTTCGATAGGGGCGACTGAGGGGTATCCAAATCAACCCATTGACTTCAGTGGCCCGTCTTCACAATCCCTGGGGGCCTTAGGTCCGACGGGGAATGCTCCTGGTGGGATAGTCACAGCTACAGGATATAGGCTACAACAAGGATCTGGGACTGCTACCAATATTCCAAATGGTCCTAGTACCACTGTTGGACCAAATCAGGGACCAGCAAACTACTCACGATACAGCATTCCTCAGTTGTGGGGGACTTTGGGTAATGCCTACCGTGACTTGTATGGGAGAGACCCTACTAACACTGAACTCCAGATGTATACAGCTCAGGCTCTCCATGAAACTGGGGGTAACGTACCAAACAATAACTTTGGTGGGATAGGTAGTTCGAAGACACCTCATACTTCTGGGCAGTCTTTCTCAGCCAACACCTATGCTGGTCAACGCTACTTCACAACATACCCTGACTCAGGTACTGGGGCTAAGGCATTTATCTCTCGAGTTACCGGAGGCAATCCAAACGTTATGACCTCTGCACAAAGTGGAGATGTGCTCGGTTATACCACTTCGTTGGCTCAGACTTCGTACTATGAGGAGTCTTCGGCTTCCTACTACCAAGGGGTTCGATATCGGGTTGGTTTGGTAGCAAATGGTATGGCTGGATCTGGTTTGCAGTTGGACAAGGGCTCAGACTTACCAAGCCAAGCACCAAGTTGTTGTGCTTTCAAGGAAACTGGCAGCCAGTATCAATCTCGGGCTGGATACCAGAAGAGTAGACGCAATAGGTTCACGGCTGACTCGCCCTACGATGCCAGCTGTCCGTTGCTTGCCCAGGTAGTCCAACCTCAAGATGGGTCGAATGGTGATTGGGGTACCAACGGTTCGCCTAACGCGAGCGCGGCTCGAAAGCAGGACGACAAGACTGCCGACAAGATCGATTTGAACAAGACGGAACTCGGCAAGCAGTACCAGAACGCCCAAAGAGCTGAGATAGCCATGACCGCGCTGGCTCTTGATCGGATGAGGACAACCCCACCTCTACGCCTCTTGGTCAACCCAACGAGTATCAAGATCAGCTCAGAGAAAGTTATCTCCGATGGTAACTTCACTCGAGAGGGTCCTGTCATTGAGCATTGGGGTGAGCAGCAGGATAAGCTCAGTCTCTCGGGTAAGCTTGCAGCCTTCTTTGCTATTGACACCCTACCTAGCGATGATGCCAACAATCTCGGAGGAGGTCCTGGGTTGACACGAGTGGCTCGTCAGTACTCAGCTAGCTATCAGAACTTCATGAGCTTGTACCTGCTCTACCGCAACAATGGTGGGTTATACGTCAATACGTTGGCTGACACCATGAAGAACAACCTGTTGTCGAGGCTGTCACTTCTAGGGTCAATCTACATTTACTACGACAACACCTTGTATATTGGGTCATTCGACAGCTTCAATATCACCGAAGCTGATACCACTCCATACTCCTTGGAGTACAACATCGAGTTCACCGTGAGGGCTACATTCCTTTTGGATAGTCCGACTGAATACGACTACAACGTCCAGGCTATGTTTACTGGAGGTTTTGGTGCTCCTACCGTTACGAACTCTCAATTGGTGTCTAATCTAGGTGGTGGCGATGTAGCTCTCCCACCTGGGTTGAGAAGGGCTTGATTATGCCTCGCGGACCATTTCAAGGTAACTATCAACCAAACGTGAGGCCGACGATAGCTATCGCGCCCGACGCCATGGTGTTTATCAACGGGGAGACTGACCTCATAGGCTGCCCGAGCTGCAAGAGGAAGTTTGATCTAGGCAAATACATCACAAGCATTCAAGTTAACTTGGACATCGATAGCGTCCCTGGTAGCGCTAGCATCAGTTTGAGTGTCCCTCGACATACAATAGACGACTTCTACTTCAACGGTAACCCTGTCATCACTACGATGATGGAGGTTGAGATCTACTCCAAGGGTTACTACACACTTGAAGGGCTCCCTCAGTACTACCCTCTATTCTGGGGTATTGTCACTGAAGTTGGAAGTAGTTTCTCCGGCGGAGAGCATACCGTAACTATTCAGTGCGCGGATATTCTGAAGTGGTGGGAACTCTGCAGGATGAACATCAACCCCGCGTTCACCGGGGCTAATCCTCAGCTCGGACGCTCCATCTTCGGTAACACGCTGTATGGAACCAACGTCTACGATACGATCTTCTCACTCTCAAATATGGCTTTCGGTGATGCCATTGTGGCTACTGGATCCCTCACAAGCTTGATCAAAGAGCAGTCTCAGAAGGAGACATTTCGGACAGCTATGGGGGACATCATGCAGTACTGGGAGAGTCGGTTCACTAAGATCCGCTCTAACCTACTACTATATGGGGTCAATGGGATTGCTATTCGAGGTGACTCGATAGCTCATGCCTACAAGTCTGGGAAAGCAACTCCAGGGCAGCAAACGATAGCCAATGCATTTAGGAACGCCAATGGTGGATCAGCAGCAGCCCAGTTGATCTTCGACCCATCTGACCCAGGGGTAACCGCCTTCCGAACTCAGTTCCCTCAAGCGGGTGAGGTTAACTTCTGGCAATCGGAGTACCAGACCAAGCTCGAAATCGCTAATGCTTGTAAAGAGGCTGTAGGATTTGAATTCTACATGGATGTTACTGGGGATATCGTATTCAAGCCACCGTTTTTCAACCTAGATATCATATCCAATAAGCCAATCTCTTGGATTCAGGACATTGACATCCTAGACTGGGACTTCACTGACTCCGAGTCTGAGGTTGTCACTCAGCTGACTATTGAGGGTAACTTTGGGGGTAACGTCGATTACGGGTTCGGGGCTGAAGTCTCTCCTTTCACAAGTGTCACCGACTACCATCTTTTGAGGAAGTACGGTTGGAGGTCACACACATACCCATCTGAATTCATGGGTGATACGATGAGGATGTTCTACCACGGGCTGGACATCCTTGACCGGATCAATTGTAAACGAAATCAAGCTACTATCACGATCCCTCATCGCCCTGAGTTGCGCCTTGGTTTCCCAGTTTATGTGGCTCCGCTAGATGAGACTTGGTACATCAGGGGTATAAACCACAATATTCAGTTCGGTGGGAGGACTACAACCCAACTATCCCTTACCGCGCGTAGGCAAAAGTTCATTGCCCCCAAGGGCATAGCTACATTGAACACCGGAGCTTTCAAGGCTAAGTCCCCATCCAACCAAAACTCGAAGGTGGTCACGACTCAGACTGATACTAACCCAGCTCCCCTCACTACTCGTCAGTTGGCGCAGACCTCATTCAAGTTGGATCTTGGGGACGCTGCTACGCTACCGCCTATCAATGTAGACCCTGATGACCCAGCAACCATGGATCCATACCAGCCCTTGATTCTTCGCCACCCGAAGACGGGTAAGGTTGTAGGGTACCCAAACGTAGTGATGGTCTACTCAAGACCCTACGACCCTAGATCTGCTTACGATTCGATTGCTGGCCAGAAGAAGCCTGGAACTAACACTGTCGTAAGTAAGGACAACAAGGCCAAAGTTAAGCAGCGACAAGCTGTTCAAGAGGAAGTCGACCGGGTTCGGTTAGACCCGGATAACTTCGTGAACCTTCAGAATAAGTACTCCCACAATAGGTACTCATACGGACTTAATTCTGCTGGGGTTTACGTATATGCCCATGATGTAGACAAGTCTGTTACTCAGTTCGCTTTGATGCCCTCCAAGAATATTGCAGTTACGAAGGATGGCTCAGCGTCAAACTCAACTTTCACAAATAGCGACATCAAACTCAACAACCCCAACACTATGGTTCGTCCTGTATCTGATGAGCGAGGGTTCGAGGTAATTGGTCACTTCCGGTATGGGCGCGGGGTGTCCATGCGTGACGGGTCTTTGGTCTACAACCCAGGTGGTACCAACACCTCTGTTCAAGTTGGGGTCCAGCTGGCGCTTGCTGGAGATCTCCTGTCAACCCTCAATGCCCAGTCCCAAGGGATCACGGCGTTCACTACCTCCTATGCCAACCCAGCTGATACAGTGGCTAGGCTCACTCCCGATGATGTTCAAACGGCGGCCGCTTTAATCACCGGAGAGGATGGGATCAAGAAGCCACAATTTGTATCGACGGCAAACAACTTCGTCGATGTAGCTCCTCTTGGGTCACCAGAGGATAAGGGGGTTCCAACGAGTGTGGAGGCTTCGACACTCTCTCGCGCTCTGACTCTGGCTGAGATGACTATTCGAGCCGACCTAGTCCCTGGTGATGCTCGATGTAGCTGTCAATCCGGCAGTGACGATCTGGCTTTCATCAATGTTGGTTACCAAGTCAGCGCCATCACTGCATCGTCTTCTGCGGCGGGAGAGTCACTTCAAGGCAGTACTGTCACTGGGGCTACAACGTCATTCTCTCTTCTGTCTGATGAGGACCTTACCCAACCACTGGCTCCGGTGGGTAAGTCCAGTGACGTGATTCAGAGGGTGGAGCAGTACTTAGCTACTCTCTACAAAGCGTTGGATGCACCCCATCAGCAACTTGAGAATGCCCTTCGAGGGGACCCCTCAGGGTTGGAACCTGACATTCGAAAGCAACCAGACCTGTTCACCACCTCTGCACAAGATCAAGAGTTTGGTAACTTTGCACCACCGTTCTCCTCCTCTAATCGAGCGGCTCTTGGTGATCCTGTAGCTACCGCTCAACAAGCGGTGTCCTCTAGGAGTGACTTGAGTCAAGCATTCTCAAGTTTTGGATCTAACCTGCAAAAGAGTCAGAAGAGGGCTCAACTAGCTCAGGAGATTGCCAACCTAAAGTCAGACAACGGTAGTCCACAGGCGATAGCTAACCTGCAGGCTCAACTAGATCAGCTCGGGTAACCATGCACAACGGTCCAAATATTCCATACGGCAAGGTCCCGAATAGCGACTTCGCTAGCAATGATAACCCCTTTGGTACTCTGAAGGTGGGGATTATCACACGAGTTGATGAGCTAAACTTCAAAGCTGATGTGAAGATCATCACGGGATCTGGGAATCGCTATGAGTTGGACCTGATTCAACCTCTGGCGGGACCTCGTAGTTTTCTTGGCGGTATCCCCGAAATCGGGGCAATGGTCATCCTCGGGTACCGACGGCGCAGCAAACAGGTTTACGAGGCAGTCATCCTTGGCTACCTACCGATAGGGAATAAGCTTGGGCTGAAGTTTGATCCATTTGCACCGGTCCCTCCAGGTGAGATCGATCCTGGGGATGAGTCCGACGTTGCCAAGGTCTACGGACCTACGGTCAGATACAAGCGCATCAAGGGGCGCTCTGGGGATATCGTGGGGATGTCCGCGGATGGGTCTGAGATGCAGTTGTCTCAGGATGTTAGGTTCATCAACCGTGGCGGAGACTTCATAGAACTGAGGGATGTTGATCGTACCCTCGTGAGTCAAGCTCTTCACCGTGTGGAGTCTGACTCGGCTGCCTACGTCTTCTCGGGAGCAGTCCGGCGAGGGGCAATGAACTTGCCCTTGGAGATCTTCGAGAAGGACTCCAAGGGAGCCTTCACCAATGTGGTTAGGGGCCAAGATACTCGATACTTCGGGCGTGATGACCTGGCCAAGGCAGGGGTAGGCTCCTCGACATTCATTGACCCGACTACCAACAAGGCTCTCGACCGAATCAATGACGAGACCGAGTTCCCGGCTCTGACTTATTCAAATGGGCGCCAGGTGTTCTATGCTTCAGGGAATGCGGCCACAAACTTTGAAGATCCTCTAAATGGTGGATCTCTAAGGGCATTTACCGAGCGCAGGGTAGAGATTCATCACGATACCGATCTGACTCAGGAGGTACTCGAAGAGATCGATGGTTTCAGTGTTGACCGCCCGCGAGCATACATAGAGTACGTTCTGGGTACCCTAGTCGGGAATGATCCATTCTCGACGCTTGGGCAACGTCAGTACGGCAAGGTCCTGAAACCTAAGATATTCGAGTCCTTCGACCAGAGTGGGGCACCCTCTGGGTTTTCGATGGAAGAGTGTCTACGCCCGCCCAGTACAACGGTGGACGAGGCTATGACCATGGCGGCGGCCTACCTCCTCAAGATCTCTCCCCCGAGAGCCGCTTCAAGGAATCCGTTCGCAGTTTCTGTGTCCAAGCAAGGGAAGTTGTTCGTCAATATCCCTGCATCCTCCAATGAGAACTACTCATCGAAGAACGTCTCGGTTGAAGCCAACTTGGAAGGGGCTATCAAGGCCCATATCGGTGCTAACTCGCCAGAGAAGTACTCGATTCACCTCACTTGTGAGGGCGGGATCTTCCTCGATGTGGGGTCTGATGCAAATGGTCAGTGCATTACGACCAACTTCCGTGGGGCAATTAAGAATATCTTTCGCGGGGGCTCGAACTCTGTTGATGACGTCGCCCACAGTATCGACGTCCAAGGTAACAACGAGACCCACGTTTCTGGAACAGACCTCCAGGTAGTGAAGGGGAGCTACCAGAAGACTGTAGACGGCAGTTACACTATCAAGGCGAGTACTATCAATCTTCATGGGCTGAACGGGCTGAACGCCAACGTAGGGGGTTGGAACTCGACTATTTCTGGCAAGACTCAGAACTACTACGCTCTCCTCTACCAAGAGACAGTAGCCCTTGGCGGTAAGCTTTGCACCATCCTTGCGGGGGGTCACATCGAGAACATCCTTGCGGGAGCCAAGACCACCACAGTTGCCGCGGGTGCAGTATCTGTCAATTGCGCGGCAGGTGCATACTCAGTAACGGTTGGGACAGGGGCAATCTCCGTTACGACTGGAGTTGGAGCGGTGACTCTTTCAACCGGAGCTGGCGCAATCTCGATGACTGCCGGGCTAGGAGCGGTTGCAATTACAGCCGGTCTGGCAATGAACCTGACGGCTTCGACCCTCATCATGCTGACTGCTCCTCGTGTTCAACTTGGCGGTCCTACGGCAGTTTTGGGTGTTGCACGTGGAACACCCATGATGCCGCCAGGATCACCAAGCCTTGACTGGGTAACCGGCCTACCCTTGCAAGGGTCCCTATCTGTGGGGGCCAATTGAATGCCGCTAGTTGCCCCAGTTCTTAGCGCAACGATAACCGGAGCTATCTTTGCAGGTGGACTGATAGGGCCTGCTGTACCTCAGCTTGGGTCTGGGATTGGGCAGGGGATCGCGCTTTGGGTTCAGAAGCTCAAGGTGGTCACTGTTGATGCTGGCGTGGTTGGGGCAGGCAAGGGCCTAGCTCCTCTCATCATTCCTCAGCCACTCATCATGACCAACCTACTGATCGCCTATGCGGCTAATGGCCAGTTAGGTGTAATGGCTCCATTGGAAGCTGTTGCAATTGCGAATGGATTGTTCATAGGTTTCTCTCAGGGAGTGATCAGCACGACCCACCCTTCAGTGGGAGCGGGCGCTGCAATAGCTAGGATTACAGGGCCGCCTGCTTTTTCATCTCTTATGCAGGGGTTTTCGAGTGCAGGGATCACGGGTCAAGGGGCTTCCAAGAAGGCAAACGCGATCTCACTCGCTCTTAGCCTTGCCATTCAGACTCTTGTTTTGCCAGTTGCTATTGTAGGAGCTGGCGGCCCATCCCCTTCATCAGGAACTGGCCAAGGCTCAATAATCTAGATTGTAGATGAGGATCAGATGTCAGAGAAAGTCTGCCACCGAGTGCGTACCGAGAGTCGTAAGTCTTGTGAGAGGGCAGCATAATGTCCTTCCAACTTAACGGGTACTTATTGGAGAAACCTCGTGTAGGTTCTGCTAATAGCCCATACACATCAAGCCCCGACGATCTGATCTCTGATTCTGGTGTATTCAACAGCGCATTCCCATCGAATGACGAGGTCCACCCTGGTAGAACTGAGTACTTGGTAGTCGTCCTGCAAGGTGGGAACCTACCCGCAGTGTTGTTTGGGTGGACCAAGAACGAGACTAGCAACCAGAGGTTCGATTACGACGGTACAGTAGGGAACTTCAAATCACTCCCAGGCGGCCCGCGAACAGTAGTTGGGGTTCTAGAGGTTAACTCAAATACGACTCGGTTGAAGGTAACCCCACCGGCTGGATCCGCCCCGTATCGCATCGCCCTTGGCTTCATTGGTAGTGGGATCACCTTCACCACTTCACCAGTTCTCACCGACGCCTCCTTTGGTTCTCCGGCGAGTGGGGTTGTCGAGATCAGCCTCTCTACTGGGAACTTGAACTGGAATACAGGAGATCTCACAACTTACAGTGGGCAAACTGTACTATTCCAGCAGCAAGCTCCGTTCCCCTTGAAGGAGTCCAATGGACGGATTGGGGTTCTCGGTACTGATACAGTTATCCTGAACCCCATCCCTGAAGCTGGACAGTACCCTCTCGTCAAGTTTGGGTTCGGCGGTTACCTCACACCCATTGCTCAACCAGACGAGGCTCACCTCACTGATCCACCATCAGGCAGTTTCGAGTGGGCACTGACTACGGGCCTAGTCCGGTTCAGTTCCACAGACCAAACCACATTCAACGGGTTCCCAGTCTACTATGATGGGATCCTTTCTGAGACTCCCAGAGGGCTCACCACTTGGGACTCGGGATCTGGGACAGGAGACTTCCTCATTGAAAATGGGGTGACCATTCGTTTCTTTCGTTCCCCAGTCAACGGGGATGGATCGAATCCGGTAGTCAATGACGTCACCTCCGTCTATCCGATCACAAATGCTGTCTTGGCTAGCCCCGTCATTGGCGCCCCGATGGTATTTCTTCCGGTACTCCCGGTGGATGATATCGGACACCCAATGACCTTCCGAGTTCAACAAGGAACTGGAACCTTCATTGGTCCACTACCGCGCTTGGACGTCGCCTCCCCACCCTCTGGAATTGGATATACCCTAGACTTTGATCAGAAGCAACTACTTTTCGCCTCTCGGGTCAACTCTCAGGTTACCAACATTTTAGCTCAAACCGGAGCGATAGCCCTAGATCCTTTCATAGATTCGTCCAATGCTTCATTTCTACTGAATGGAAACCCCCAGGTTATTGGCAAGGACATCTTCCTTGATTCCAATGCTGGGGTTGTCTCATTCATCTCTCAGTATGGTACCGTGATAACTAGCGGATCTAGTGGGTACTCACTCAGCCCATTGGTATTCTCTGATGATTCTGGTGACTTCAGCTCTGTAGTAGTTGGTGACTTCCTAGTTATTGCAACAGGGTCAAACAAGGGAGTTTACACGGTCACTGGCATAACCAATACAACTAACATCACGGTTGATGCTCCGATCACAGGTAGCCCAATTAGGGTAGCCTATCAGATCCGGCGCGGCGTAGAGGTACTAGCTGATCGCTACTTCCAACTGGTCCAGTTTATTGACCCTCATGTTGTAGTCAATCTGGTTCAAAACAGTGTGACTACGTCGCTGGTGCAGGGTCAAGATTACATCGTTAGTAAGGATCTTGGTACATTTCAGACTAAGTTCCGTTTGCTCAATGGGGATCAAATCAACTTGATCTACCCTTCGAGCCAGGACAACCCAGACCCAACAGTCCTGAACCCAATTCTCACAAGTGAGCGCGGGACCTTCCTTCACAGGAAGGAACTCACGGTCCACAATACAACCACCTCGGTTATCCCCTTCAATCCGACAGGGCTGACCGTGGCTTCAAATCCTTCACCTACTGTGTATCGTGGGGGCCGCCCTCAGGATCAGACTCAGGTCAAGGTAGATGCTGCTAGCTCTACAATCACATTCCTGCCGGATGTTCTCCCAACCCCGGCAGGATTCAGCAAGATAACAGACGCTCTCCCTCACGGCCCTGTCGTAAGTCCTAGTGAAAACGTATACATAGACTACTACACCTACGAGGCGCTCGGGGGTGAGAACACGGTAGTCATCCTTCGACCAGATTTGATCCTCACTCCAGTTCAAGTCAACCAAGGAACTTCGTCCTTCACAGTTAGAGGGAATCGAACAGCTGAGTTCCCAGCCAACTACTTGATTCGCATTGAGACCGAGGCTGCCTACTATCTCGCAGCCCCCAGTTATGATGCGCCTACCGACACGACGACCATCAACCTACTGAGTCCACAGGTTTTCAGTGATTCAGCAACCAACCCGAACATCTACATCTCATCGGGTCCGGTCAACATCCCTCCGACGCTACCACTCTACTTCATGCTGGATTCCTCAGTATTCAGCAGCATCTCGCGCGGAATGAATCAGATCACCATTCCGGGTTCTGATCTCTCTGGGGTTTATGTGTCTGGGATATCTCTGTATTTTGCCGTTGGTGGATACAACGACTTCTATTTGGTCTCGGGGTCTAGCTACAATGCCACTACGAACGCCACTACTGTCACTCTGACTGCGCCAACCCTCAGGCAGTATCTCTACTCCAGCGCGACATTGTATCGCTCAGTAAGGCCTATCTACGAGTCAACAACAGTCAATCTTCAGACGAGTGGTACCCCCGTTGTACCCGTGGCGACCCCGCCGGTCACTTTACTGGATACCATCCTCTTGTACCGCAAGGTATCCGGTCAGATTGGCCAGATTTTAGCTTCCCCAGGTGACTTCAAGATTGACGACACCGGCAAGATTACCCTCACTGTGGCTCTTCAACCAAGTGAAGAGGTTTCACTATTCTACACGAAGCACAGGATAGTTCAACCCGGCACACTCAGTTCTTCCTACACGCACACGATAGTCCCGACTAAGGAAAATGGGCTTCTGAATCAAATTCTTACCTACTCAGCCTCCACCTACATACCAGATTCATTCTACGTGCGGGTTGAGACTATGGGTAACTTCCGTGGTCAGATGGCTGTTAACTTTCAAACTCAGGCTCAAGCTTCAGCCCCTTCAAGTGGACCGCGTGTGTCCAATACCTCACAACCACAGTTGTTCGAGCAGGGAAACAAGTCTCTTTTCTTTGACGAGGGCGAGTTCGCCAATGAAGACGTCGTAGCTCGGTCAACTCTGAAGTTCTACAATGACACCATTAACTGCCTCGAAGATGTTCTTAAACAGATGGATGGTCGAGTTGTAGGGGACTATGACGGCCTCTTCAAGTTCGATGGCTCCACTGGGAATTCAACCCCTAGTATCAGTGCAGCTAACAATCAGATCGATGACATCATAAGCTTGGCTTTTGGTGACGTTATTCGAGCATATCAGTCAGGGACTCAAAGTAGATTCTACCCAACAGCATCTTCGGTTGCCCAGATAATCCTACAGGGAGTTAACACGGGAGACCCCATCATGAATCTTGGAACTAAGCCCATTACCGGGTCTAGTCCAACATTCTTCAGGAGATTCCAGCGAGCTCTGATCACAAGAGATGCCAAGGCGGGCGACACAACTCTCCATGTGGATACCACTGCAGAAGTCTCGAGCCCACCAACTCGCCCCGCATTCACCACTGGCTTGTTGGTGAATATCGCTAACTATTATGCCTCCTATGTGACTGATGCAGCACCAGTCACTATAACCTCGGTCTCTCCGACGTCCCTTGGGGTGTCAGCGCTTCCTGTTGATGTCCCTGCGGGAGCCACTGTTTACCTCAGCGTCCAGGATACTGCCTACCCACCAAAGAGCTATCGAGTTGGGATTGATGTCACTCTTGATACAACAAATGGGTACTTGCTCTACGTTCAGCCTATTCCAGTAATAGGTCAAGCTCCTGTCGGTGGAGACATCCTCCAAGGGACTGTTTTCTATGGCAACACCTTGACCTCGCCCAAGAAGATCCCAGCCTTGTATGGGCAGACTCTCACGGATAGTGGGGATCAACTCTACCCGCTGATCAACCCATCCCCTATTTGTGAGAGCAACCCTGTAGGCGCTAACCTACTAGCCACTGAGTTGGGTTATGTTCAGTCCGGCGGTATCCTAACTCCACCCAACATTGAAGAGCCTTTTATAGGGGTGGGCTCACTATTCTCAAACCTATTTGTTGTCTTGGATACCGGGAACTTCCCGAGTCCTATACCACAACCAGGAGATCTAGTTCGAATCTTGACAGGTAGCGTACCTGTAGTTGACCCCAGCTACCATGTGATTAAATTTGCTACCCCCAACTATGTAATAGTTGAGACTCCTTTCCCGATTGACGATTCTGGTTTCAGTTTTGAGATCACAGTCTCAAGCAACATTGGGTCTATCTCGTCGGCGTCTACAGCTGGTACCACACTCACGGATGGGACAGCCACCTTCATTTCTTCTGGGGTTAAGCCAGGGTACACAGTAGTTGCTTCCCAACTTGGTCCTTCTTACCAGAGGCGCCAGGTGGTATCGGTTGACTCTGAGACTCAGCTCACCTTGGATATTTCATTCTCACCAGGCTTATCCTCATCGGGGTATCGCATTTGTAACCCTTTGAACACCTTCAGTGACCTATCAGTGGTAATCAACGCTGTGAGTAGTCTCTGGGGTGTTGTTGGTTTCGAGATAACTAGGATCCAAGACTATTTCACAAGCGTGTCTACCGATAGGCTCAGCCCGGCCCTGACTAGCGGCACAGTAGCTGGAAGTACTATCACCGACAACTCGGTGGACTTCATAGCATCTGGCGTGCAAGTTGGTGATTATGTGGTCAGTCCTGGGTTCTTCAAGATCACTCAGCTAGTTGACTCTCACAACATCATCGTCGATAGCGCACCACCTCCGGGAGCTACCACTTTCAGGGTGGTGAGCGTATTCGGAGCCTCTGAGGCAACCCTTCAGGCTCTGTACTTGATACTACAGCAATGCATTGCCTTTAGTAATAGCTTTGGGCCCTGGTACTCTCAACTCACAACTAGCATATCGGTTGTACCTGATACCAATGCAATTGCATATGGGCTTGATCCTACAACTATTGCTAGTCGAGTTACCTTGGACACCGCTCGTCAGACCCAAGTTGTGAATGCTATCTCGTTCATCCAGTCAGTCCTTTTGAGCACCGACAAGCTCTATGACTCAAGGTACGTCTGGATTGATGAGAGAATCAACTTCCAAACAGGGTTGCTTGTTCAGCAGCAACGGGCGGTTGCCAATCGAATCAAGGCTCAGCAGGACGCTCTAAACGCAATGCTCAAATTATTGGCGGTGCAATAATGCCAGATGAGAAGCAAGATCCACCTCCTGAGTGGAAGTACAAAGAAGAGTTCGGAATCGTCACTCAACTCAAAGCAGCAGTGAAGGCGACGGCTGTTGCTTCTGAGCAAGAACTCTCTAACCTACGGCGTAAACTAGATCGTCTCACCTACGGAAGTTAATCATGTCAGACTGGAAGGCCTTAGAAATCAAGATCCCAGGGAAGGAAGAACTGGAGTCAGTTCGTTCGGTCCTTGAGGTTCTAGTCACGTTTCTTGAGATCATCAAGGCTCTCCTCAACACGATCAGCTTGTTCTTGATTGACTTCGGGAACCCTATTCGTCCGTTAGTAGTTGCCCTCCTAGCTATCATTCAGCAGTTGTTTGAGAGCTTGAAACGGACAGGGTTGTACGGGTACTTCGACGTACCCAACCCAACGAGAGACCCAAACTTCGACCTATACAAGGGGGGGTATCAAGCATTCACAGAGCGTTTCAAGGCGTCTTTGTTTGATTCCAAGGATCCCTATCGCCCTCAGCCGCTTGCGGGAAGCATGCAGAGTGGCTTCATTCTCATTGTAGCAGACGCAACCAATGTCTTTGGACTGTTGCGCCTGATGAAGATCCTTCTCAGGTTCTTCGGGAAAGAGATTGCGGCAGCCAAGTACTCTGCGCCGGCCAACGCTCGTATATTCCCTGCTGGGACCAAGCCTGGGGCAACTGGCGGAACCAATATTGATCCAATCCTGCAGGTGGCCTCAGTGTTTGGAGCCACTCTGAAGGGGTTTGCTCTGGAGTGGACTCTAGCGACTAACCAGTACCCGCCAGATCCTGGATTCAATGACCTAGTAGCCAGTGTCTCCAGTGAGCTGATACCGCAGAGCTGGCTCATCGAGAGAACCAGCCGCTCTGGTGGCCCTATCCCGATGACAGCGAGTGCGGAGACCAACTTTGAGGACAAGACAGGTAAGCCCATTAATCGGGAAGTCATTGTCCGTGATGAACAAGGGGATGTGTTCAGGCAGTTCGAGAAGTACATCGTCATTGACCCAAGTTCTGCTACCTCAATCTTCTCACTCTTACAGCTTGGGAAGTTCAGGTACATCGACAGCGAGGTCGACAAGGATACCACCTACTACTACAGAATCAGGGCTTTCAGTGGTCCTCTTGTTGTCAGTTCTGATGGTACTGTTGATTTCCCTGATCCTGAAGTAGACGCCACCACCAATGAGCTGATCCAACGATGGCCAACCTCGGACCCGAACGACCCGGTGGTCATGGGGCGCCCAAGTCCGATCCTCACCTGTCGGCTTCCAAATATCCCAGCTAACTTTGATGTGATAGCTGTCTTGGAAGCCACCTTCAAGATGGCTTTCGCTATTGGGTTTCAACTACCCCTTGATGCTGATTCTAAGTTCGACTCGAATGGGCTACCCATCAATGGCACTCCGGCTAGCCAAGTTGGCAGGGGTTCTCTCACCAACATTGGTGGGGCGATGTCCCGGATACTGCCCTTGTCGTTCCCTGTCCCTGTCGAAGCTGACCCGACCACTAAGGACTTCCCAGACGTCCCTCAGAACTATCTATTGGTCAAGCTGACGGCGGCGCAACTAGCTCAGACGGTAGGTTCTTCTCTTCTTGAGAATAGCGCCATGCTGTCTCCGATGAGGGACTTGTATCAAGGGGCAATACCTCGTCAGATCCCCAATGAGGGTAACTTTAAGGGGAACAACACTTCAATCCAAGCCATGGTTTTGGCTTTCAACGATATCCCGAGTGAGTTCCCCGCTACGTATGACCCAGACGTGTACACAACGTACACGGCAGCTTACTCTGACGTGAATACAAGGCTTAACCTATTATCTGCTGTCAACTTTATCAAGTCATTCACCTTAGGTGGTACACCTGTTGATTGGGTATCCATCAGTTTGCTAAGGGACATCATACCTTGGAGCGGACAGTTCATCTACGACCTACTCAATCGAATTGATGCTCTTGCGGATGCTTTCAAGTCAGCTGTTGACGAGATCAAGTCATACATCGATGCGGTTGTCAGGAAGATTGATGTACTAGAGAGATTCATAAAATACCTAATAGAAATACTGAATTTTCTTGATAGCTTCTCAGCTGGCTTCTACTTTTTGAATGTCCCTAGTACGGCTGAGGGTATTCCAGGCTGGATCAAGGCCATCGATAGCGCTGGTGGTACGAAACCCCCCTCAGGTCCTGGCGGGTACTCTGCAGGAGTTGGCCTCGCCTATGCTGGAACTAACGTGGATGCTTTCGTGACAGCCTTCGGGCTTATCTTTTGATGCTCATGGTGTGGTGAAGGTTTTAGATGAAAACCGAAAAGAAGGCTACTTGTCATCCTAGTACCGGTGCTATACGAGGTATTCTGTGCAGTAGCTGCAATAGAATGATAGGGTTTGCTAAGGACTCTCCTAGTATTCTAGCCTCAGCAATCAAGTATCTTCATAAGTACGCCGAAGCACCTCACGAGAAAAAGGTAGGATAAACTATGCTCGATTTTCTCGGGACCTTCAACAAGTCGCAGTTCACCAGACTCGCTACTTATGTGCGAAGTCAGATGGTTTATATCGACTTTAGAATCAAGCACTTGGCTATTGAGCAACAACGAGTTGGATTCCTCCAATTTGCCTACGATACAGGAGGGAGACCAACATCCTACTCAACAGGATCCCCTGGATTTACTACCTACATTGGCAAGCTCATTTCGGCTTACGAGGTTCTCGGTGGGGATCCGTTCTATGACTTGCAAGTACGAAGCAAGAGCGATCCTGTTTACTATCTGAAGGGGACCGAGACAGCCACCTCAAAGATACTTTCCAATGGTGAGCCTCTACCTCTTCCAGGGCTATCTGATGGTGACTCTGGTAATGCAGTTCGTTCAATGCGGTCTTGGACTGAGGGCAACCTAGATCGTCTTGAGAAGATTGAGCGCAAGATTCGGCGGGCCATAGACTACTCAGATCAGCTACAGGATGAGGTCAACGAACTCAACGCTATCAAGAAATCAGTTGATTCTGATGGCTCACTTGAGAATCTCATAGCACTGGTAAACCAGTTGTTCATTGATCCTAGTTATCGTGCTATTGCGGATGACAAGGGGCAAGACCCATTTGGTAAGTACACCCATGCTCCTATGTCATCCTACGACCAGGGTGGTACTCGTGCGCCGACAGATGGGCCATCGTTCGAGCGCGGCTCCGATGGCTATACGACTTCCGGTGGAGGGTCAAATACATGAGCTATGACCGCCAATTAGAGCAGTTATGCACTCATTTGGTAGCTGAAGAGTATCTGCTAATGCGTGGGGACAGGCAGGTGGCTACTCCGTTGCGACCCATCGCCTCATCCAATTCAGTTGTGGTTCGAGCCAATGGTGTTGCTGAGATCCCCTCCTATGGGGTTGAAACTCCGGCGCAGTCTGGTGGGACTCGTTCTGGTCCTTTCACGATCATAGCTGGGGTCAATGATAGGTTGAGGTTCAGGGTTGGTAACGATCCTTGGCAGGATGTTAGGATTCCGAGTGGACTTCGAATTCAACCAGATCACCTGGCACTATCCATCAACACAAGAGTGAATGGGCTGCAGTTCTACACTCAAAATAACAAAATGCTCTTCCGGTCCAACTTACTTGGTAAGGATGCGACCGCCTTTCTTGACTCGACGAGTACCCTGGCAACGCTACTCGGGATCCCAGTCAACCGACATTTCAATGGTAAGAAGGTGTTCCCTGGGTGGGCTCTGGTCAATAAGACAGGCACTCTAGCGGATCGCCCTCTGCGCTTGATTGTCTTTGATGAGCCACTTCAAGCGGATCTCAACTTCCTGGAGATCAACTACACTACCGTTCGTCAAGAGTGTCGTAGGTGTGGTGGTCTTGGAATCGAGAACGATTGGCGCTACGGTGTTACTGGGGAAGTCAATCAAGTACGTGACGAGATACTCCTGATTCAGGAGTTACAGAAGATCATCTACACTATCACTGGTACTAACTCATTCCACAACTGGTATGGTACTAGAATCATTGACCAAATTGGTGAGAAGCTCGTAGTTGGTGGGATTCTTCAGAATCGAATCATCTCAGACATCAACACTGCTTTCGGTCGCTGGCAATCCATCAAGAAACAACAGGAGGAGACGGTAGGTCAAGCTGTCTCTGATGAGGAGTTCCCGTTCCAATTGCAAGGGGTGGCATTGGAGCAGAGCCAGGATGACCCGACAGTTCTGTTCATTACTGCCACAGTTTCAAATAGATCCCTGAAACCAATCCAACTAACACGTGGGTTGCGGCTTCCATACCCAAATAACCTACTAGGCGCGACGGCTCAACAAGAGATCGTCAACAACTTACAAAAGTACTCATTAGTTCAATAAGGCGTAGTATGGCTACCGCACCACAGATCTTGCTCCGGGATGGTTCTGGTTACACTACGAACCTTGTTTTCACGACTAATCAAGAATCCATTGTGATTCAGGGTAAGGTCGATAGCTCGACCTCTGACATCCAAGTATCTATCAATGGTGCTGCCTTCGTCTCGGACTCGACTCTCGTTGACTTCAACCTCCCAAGTTTCACCATTCCTAACCTGAACAGTTACCCTGATGGTCTAGCTCTTAGTCCCGGGATCAATACTATTCAGGTCCGTACTATTGACATTGTTGGAGGGGTGAGCGTCCCTTCTACAGTCCAGGCGACCCTCATTAGCCAATCTGACGTACTCCAAGTGGAGACTCCTTCCGGTATCCGCATGCGAAGGCTAAGGGGTTCAGTTCGGGTTCTATCAGCTCTCCCAGTCCAGCGCTTCAGTACTGCAGGAATACCGCTTCCGACCAACTTTGTTGGTTACAACTTCTACGCCTCAACCTCAGCTGGTGGTACCACTGGGTACTATAAGATTAATGCAACTACGGTCTCCGCGAAGTCCACGATCTTTGAGGAGAATGCCAATCAGTTTGCCTCCGATCAGACAATATTCGATGCGGGGGATCAGTTCCTAGCAGTCAGTGTGGTTAGTAAGGATGAGTTCGGAAACACTATTGCTACTAAGTTGGATCGGACGTATGACACGTCGGTCTATAGCAACAAGATTCGATTCACCTCAACCTTTGAAGACTACTCGCTAACTGAGTTCATTGGATTTGAGCACGTTCGTTCTGGGACACCGGATAGCATCAATGACGACCAGTGGTCTGGGGTAGCTGATACCGATCCTCTCTACTATGTCGTGACTGGAGTGTACTTTGATCCACTGACTAGTTCAGAGGTAGAGAGCGCTTTCTCTCAAGAGGTGCTCGGGAGTCCACTGATCATTGACACCTCGGTACGATCATTACCTGGTCGCACTCAGTTTCAGGTGGTTACTGACTATGTAACTGCCGTCCAAAGGGTGAATGCTGAAATTGGACTTATTCCAGGGTCAACCACGAGAGATGTCTCAATCGACCCTTTCAGTTCAGAAGCTGAAAGGCTCTACTTCCTCATAGACTTCGTCAATCGTACTCAGAGCTTCCTGACTCTTCTCCAGATTGATGATGCCAATGGTGATGGGGTTTCGGATCCGGTAGATGGTAGCGCCTACAAGACTGCCCTCAAAGCGGCTCTCGGATACTCAACAAACGATGCTGTTCAAAGCCTAATTGATTCAGCTTTCGACAAGCTCGCAGGGAACATCAACAAGTCTCGGTTGCCAGGGCGTCCAGCCTTTGGTCAAGAGGTTTTCTACACTCCGACCCGCCCCTCGTTCGACCTGCCTATCCCAACAGGTACGATTGTAACGACAAATGCTGACTCGTCTCTCGGTATCCCTTCAGTGAGGTTCCGAGTTGGTGGGTCATACCTAATGTCTGCAGCTATCGCAGACACCTACTACAACTTCGACACTAAACAGTACGAGATTACCGTAGACATCATCGCTGAGACAGTGGGGTCTGATGGGAATAGACCTGCTGGGCAGATCACAAGTGTTCAGGGTGTCTCAGGTTTTCAGGTTGTTAACAACGACGCTACTGTCTTTGGGTCAGACCGAGAGAGCAATTCAGACCTAGCAACTCGATGTATGCTAGGTTACTCAGTAGATACTGGTACCGCCGGAGGGTATGCCTCAACTTCAGCTGAGCAGGTAGGTATCGTTAAGTCCAAGATCGTCAAGAGCGGCGACGAGCTGATGATGCGCGATTACGATGAGGTTAGGCACAAGCACATCGGTGGCAAGGTTGATATTTGGATTCAGGGTACTCAGGAGCGTCAGGTATCCGAGAGGTTTGCATTTACCTACGATATCGCGAGGGATATCACCTGCATTGTATTGGACGCCACCAACCTCATCTTCCGAGTCCAAGATAGTCGGGTAACCTCGACAACCCCTATCACAGAGATTCTTGACAACCTCACTCTTGGGTTCGGAGTTCGTAACGTCACTCAGGGTCTCAATTATTTGCTCACAGGAGTTATCATCATTGACTACCAGACCTTCCAGGTAGATGCGAGCATCCCTGGTCAAGTAGTCACCAACTTCGATGATGTTGTAACAGCTGACTATCGTTTCCGAAGTGTCAACCAATTCACCTTCACCTTTCAGCCTGTGCGTCGAGTAGTGTCCGTAGTTGGAGAGGTGTCCGGTGCTTTGAACAGCACCTTAGGCTACAATCTCTATAAGACTGCTGATCCTCTGTTGGAGGGTGAGAGCACGATTTCCACCGACTACCTGTCAATCAACCAGGTAGGTGGTATCCCCTCGGGCGCTAGCATCCAAGTCAACAATGAGAATCACGTATTGGTTGGTGCTCAACCAATACCCCTCGGAAGTATTGGCATTAATACCAAGAGTATTCGTGTATTCAGTGCAGATCGGTCTATCGAGTATGACGGCCCTGATGCTACGATTCCGGATTATGAGGTACTCGAAGGCGGAGCAACCACTCCTGCCAAGATCCTGAGGACCGCTACTTCAGACATTGTCAACGGGGCTACAGTCTCGGTGGATTACTCACACGACGAGAACTTCACAGTCAATTATGTGATTAATGACTTGCTGCAACAGCTTCAGCGGACGGTGAATAGCAAGCGGCACACGACGGCGGATGTGATCATCAAGCAGGCTATCGAGAACTCAATCACCCTTGAGACCACGGTCCAGTTGCTTGTAGGGGCCACGAAGGATAAGGCTGATCCTGACATTCGTACCAATACCAGTTTGGAGACGGATCAGAGGCTCATTGGACGTGGCTTGGCTCAGGGTGATGTCATTCATGCGATTGACGAGTCCCAGGGTGTTGACTTCCCAGTGGTACCCTTGGCTCGCATGGCCTACGCAGATGGGTCTAGGAAGCTTCGTGAGTCTCTTACGTCGGCCTATCTGCACCTCAGCTCATTGGACCATGGGAGCAACGTTGCCTATCTCTTGACCAATCCACTTGCTTTCCCAACGACGGATGGTGGTGGCCTTGTTACTGAGCACAAGGGAGTTTTCCAAGATGACGAGGCTATGCTACTGGTGGGTGCTCTTGCTCAGGTAGCTCTCGCCCCTCAGCAAGCATTCATCATTGGAGCGGGAGGGGCCGTTATCAACGGGTACACTGATACGGCTACCTTGGTAGCCGCGGGCTTCACCACCTCGAGCACGCAACAAGCGGAGCTCCTAAGAAGGACTGCAAATCACATAGTCTTTTCATTGGCCGGCTTTGGGGTTATTCCTGACCTACCAACTGATCACTTCTACACGGTTTCCTACGTCATTCGTGGGGACTCCGGGTCGCATGATATCCCAGCCACCAGTGTTGAGTTCATCACCTTGGGCAACTTCACAATCACCTATGCACAGGCTATGTAATGGCTGATCGATTTGTAAATGACCCAGATCGGCTCAACCATACGGTTGATCAAGATGGTAAGGAGTACAACCTACGCCTTATTCAAAGAACTCAGAGTATATTCAAGAATTTGCTCGACCTTCTGCCTAGCAACTACATCTCGACGATAGAAGGCCCAAACTATTCAGTTGAAGTCAAGGCCGTCGCTTTGGAGCTGGCTCGCTTGGAGTTGGCGCTAGAGGATGTCAAGTTTGACATAGACTTTGAGACAACTCGTACTGATTTCCTCTATACACTGATCGGATACATGGTCTTCATGGATGGTCACTTGCCGACGACCAACTATGATGATGAGCAGTTCAGGCAGTTTCTACTCAATGTGATCGGGATCTACTTTGAGGGTTCAATCCCCAAGGCAATGGTTCAAGGTGTTCAGTTGTTCTTCACTGGTGCCCTGACCTTCACAGAGAACTTCCTGCAGGCTAGGTTACCTGCCTCAGGTTTTGACATCTCCGATGAGTTTGGGTTTCAAGTCGACGTTACCGACACTGTGACTGGGTTCCCAACGGACACCTTCACTCTCGAAGCCAACGTTCGTCTCATATTGAATATCATTCGGCCCGCGCACACCTTATTCAAGATTCGGTATGTATTCACTGATCAATACAATCCAAATGGTGGGCTTGGGATCTTGGATGCTTCGAGGGGTAGTCTATCAAGTTACTACTACGATGACTTTAGGGTGTACTCACATGGGTTACTAGATCAAGATCGCTTGGGTCGAAAGGTCAATCAACTCGTGATAGGCGAAGACCACACAGGTGACTTCTAAGAGGACAGATGGCCTTTACAGGAATACTCGGAACATCTAGTAGTCAGCCTGGCAATATCCTCTTGGGGGTTGGTGCAACGGCTACCACTCTGTCAATAACCTTCCAAGGGTCATCTAACCTGCATGCCAACGCAGTAGCCTCAGCACTATTTGTTGATTCAGCAGAGTTACTTCTAAGTAGTAGCATCGTACTAGTCAAGTTCAGCAAAGATATGATGGTTGATTCGGTCTTACTCGACCCAGCCTCATACTCATTCTCTGGGCCTTCAGCTGTGACCATCCTCGGAGTGTTCACGGCAGACTCTAAAGTTGTGGCCTTGTATGTGTCTGGTATTGTGGCTGGTACTTATATCGTGACTGTCACTGGTGCTGTTCACTCTACTGACTTGGATCTTGTCATCTTCGGGGCTAACACAGCTACCTTCCAAGCTCTGATCCCTTACCCCTATCGATCCATCTTCACTAATAAGGGTCCGATTACCAAACCCGAGCTGATTGTACAGTCTGGTAGTCAATGGTCAGTTCAGACGACTCCAGTCCGATTCTTCGGAACTGTAACTACAAGTGAGGTAGTTGTTCCTGGGGCCAGCTTGGATTCAACTCATGTCGGCCTATATCTTAGGCTAGAGGCTGCTACTTCGACAGTAGACCCTGTTAACGGTGGCGATTACAAGATTCTAGCGGTTATCAGCCCAACCAGAGTCAAGGTTCAAGCCAGCTTTAGGGCTCCGGCGACTGATCCAAGCAACAACATCATTTCTAATGTATGGTCAATAGTTGACCATAGAAATGGGTTCATTGCTAACGAGCCATCAGATGTGTCAGTTATTGTCAACGGTAACCCGGTTCTAGTCGATAGGGTTGTAGGACTTCTTGGGCAGATCGTTCTTCTTGACCCCCCATTACCTGGCTCTACTATCTCAGTTGACTATTCATGGATCAATGACCCCACGGTTGAGATCCGCCGGATGAACTCTCTTGAGTTCGTGTCAAATAGATGGAATAGGGAAAACGGAGTCAATGGTACTAGGGTGTTCCCCTACCGTAACGCGATTCAATCAACTAGGGGTGCACAGGCTAGGATCTCGGATGATGACATTCGAGCCCCAAAGCCACAGCCAAAACTTCGTGAGCTGTTCTATCGGGCGTATGAGCGGGCCTACACTGCTCTCTCGAATGACCCGACTTCATTGTTGTTGAATACTCCGAAGAATCGAGTTGCGTTCCCGCCTCTGTCTCGTCAGATATCTCAGGTATCCGTAGCCTATGATGCTAACTCACTACCTGAAGCTGACTCCGCCAATCCGTGGCAGCGAGTTGGTACAGGAACAGCTTCAGTCACCGGCGGCATCCTAACCGTCATCAGCAACACGATTGGGCCGTTCCCTGAGGGGCAACCATTCTATTGGAGCCGTGGTGTTGACCTGACCTTCCCTCATGCCTATGCAACGACTTGGCGCTTGAGGGTTGATGCTACGACCCCTGACGGAGTCTTCACCGGGCTTTGCACTGGGTGGTCCGATAGTAATCGAGCTGTGATCCTCGGGTACTTGCTTGATGGTGGGGTGCGCAAGATTGGATTCCTCACAAGAGGTAATGGAAACAACCCAACCCTTATTACAGCTTGGTCTGGTGGGGTCGATAGTCTTGGCAACCCGACAGGGCTACCATTTACCTTCGACTGGTCTGTCCTCCACTCTTATCGCCTGTTTCGGGATACAAGTGGTGTTGTCAGGTTCTATGTCGATGGTGAGGTTGTGGCCAGCCTGGCTATATCCGAGGACCAGTTACCATTCTTAGAGGAGCTGAACGACTCCTTCAACGAGATTCAGAACATATTCTTCGGAGCTTTGAGCAGAGGAGCTACAAGCCGGAGTGCTTGGGATTTCGTTCACTATTTAGTCCTGCCCACCAATCCTCAGCAAAGCGTCCCGTCATCCTTTGCTTCCTATATTCCGACCCTGCTACCAGAGGATGCCTCGCCTCCGTGGACTCCAGTTGGGTACCATGGGAACGAGAGCCTACTCGGTGGAGCATTGGTACTCGACTCTACCTCGGCGACTGATCTACCAACCTCGCAGGAAGTCGGTCTAGTCGGTGGTGACTTCAAAGGGTTCACTCGTATTGAGCCATTGTTGGGTACAACTTCCAATACAGTACTTGACTTCGAAGTCAGCCTTCGAACGTTCACCCATGGGATTACTCCGAACGCTGTTATGGTGGCGATAGACGATGGGAATCGTCTCGTTCAAGTTTGCTTCTTCCCGACAACCCCACAACCGAAGGTTAGTTATCCAGGTCGGTCGCTTCCACAAGAGGCAACCCCACGCTCTTGGACTTCTCTTGGTGGAGCCCCAGTGGTTATGGTCGGACGCACTCTCCGGATTAGTGACAATAGTTTAGTTGATGGGCGTGTCTTCGCCATAGATGATCTTGAGATCTCGTCCTCTGTTAATCGGATCTTTTCAGCATCAATTGACTACTACTACGAGTTTAAGTGTGCTGTTCTATCCTCAACTCCTGACTTGACGTCAGATCAATTCTGTGGCGCGACGTCTGACGTCTATGATGGCACCAAAACTATTGGGGTCATGCTAAGAAAGACTCCAGTCCCTGAGGTAGCTCTCCACTCGGATGGACTTGTACTCGCATCATTTCCTTTCAATTGGGATGACCATCAGCCACATATCTACCGTGTAGCCAAGAACACTGCAGCTGACTTGGTGATTCTATTCGTTGATGGAACGCTCCTTGGCTCCTTCGCATACTCTGGGTTCACTACGGTCTCTCCAGTATCAACCCCGATACTCTCGTTCGGATCCTCGACAGCTAGCAGTAGTCAATCTCTTTCCGTGGTGGATTGGTACTATGTGAATGGTTGGAGATCCCAAAACCCCACTGGAGTATCGCACTACGTTGGTATTTGGAAGGGAGCTGACTCAAACAGCCTTCTTGGGTACTATCTGCCTCTTAAGGCTAAGGGTTCAGCTAGGACAGCTGGTAATCAACTCACTGATCTCTTGGCGGACTTTGTCGCTTCTGGAGTTCAAGGTGGGGATGACGTCATCATAGATTTCGGAGCTAATCGAGGGGTATACTCAGTATTCTTGGTAAGTACTAACACTATCACATTTACAAATCAGTTTCCTCAGCCTGGACACACGATAGTTGAGTATAGGATTCCGTCTCAATTAGAATGGACGATGGATCACACCTATCAGTTACTTCGAGACCCTGGTGGGTTCGTTGGGTTGTTTATTGACTCGAGTACTAC